GCGGGGGAAAGACCTGCCGGAAATGCTGAAGCAGGTGCTTCTTATGCAGTCAGAATCAGGGGCAGCTGTGAAGGAGGAGGAAAAGGTGCGCTGATCCAGACGGAGAATCCCGGCACGCTGGGAACAGGAAATGACCAGACGATTTTTCAGGGCGTGACATACGGCATCTGCTCTTACGCCAGCAACAGTATGAAATCATCGAACCCGCACAGCGGCGTCTACAAAGCAGAAACCAGCCGGACGCTGGATCTTAACGGCGGAAATCCGGCTTGCAACCAGGGTGGAATCGCTGTGGTGCAGCAAGCCTTTGATATGACGCACGCCTGCGACGTGATCCGCGAATGCGGAGAGATCGCGCCGAGTCTGCAAGCGCGAATGGGAACAGGCGGGAATCAAGTGCCACTGACGTATCAGATGCAGGGCTTCGGTGATTATCGTCAGGCGGACGTGTCCAGTTCCTGTAAACAGCGGGACTACAAGGACAGCACGGACCTAGTTGTAACAGAGAATGTATCGCCGACGTTGAGAGCTAATCCGGCCGATCCATATAGAGCAGATATGGCGGCTTATGTTGCACAGCCGCGAAACACATATAGCCAGTGTGGTGGCCAATCGCGTGATAGCGTTTTCTGCAACATGGTCGTGCGCCGCTTGACGCCGCTGGAATGCGAACGGCTACAGGGCTTTCCGGACGGATGGACGGATATCGGCGACTACACCGACAGCACCGGCAAGAAGCGCAAGACCTCCGACAGTGCGAGGTACAAGGCGCTCGGCAACAGCATCGCGCTTCCGTTCTGGCGCTGGATGTTCGGGCGCATGGCGGCCTATCTGCCGGAAGGCGCGACGCTGGGGAGCCTGTTTGACGGTATCGGCGGATTCCCGCTGTGCTGGGAAGATGTGCACGTCGCCGGGACGGCGATCTGGGCGAGCGAGATCGAAGAGTTCCCGATCGCCGTGACGAAGATGAGATTCGGACTCTCATAATTGGAGGTTGAGTAATGAATATCGGCGATGCAATTGCATTGGCTGAAACGCGCCTGTACAACGCAACATACTCCGAAAACGCAGCCCCGGCAGAAGCGGAATTCTACTCGCTGTGCGTCAAGGCTCTCGAAGAATATCGCTGGCGTTATTGCCCGACGAAAAGTCAGAAGCGGTTAAAGGAAGTTTTGGATGGCGGGCATGACGGACTGATTGGAAAAGAAATTTGGAGCGCTGTCCCGTTTGAGGATGGCGCTCCAAGGAAAGACTATGTCAGTTGGTTCGATGATGGCTGGTATGGGTGTGGATTTCCGGGCTGGTCTACCGCTTTCGCGTTTCGATCTGAGGATATTGGCAAAACAGTATTTTTGTGTGAGCCAGATGAAATGGATGGTGATTTAGGTGAATGAAAGTATTGATATTTGCTCGATGTGCGCTTATAGTCCGCCGAGCAGTTTGAATGGCAGTTGTTGCATCTGCCCGGCCGTTGGGCGTGACGTGGTGAATGAATACGACAAGATCCGTGCTATGAGCGATAGCGAAATCAAAGATTGGATTTCCTCGCTTTGGGACGTTGCGTCGCACATGGGAATGCTCAGAGCGAACGAGATTCAGGAGGCTGCGAAGAAAGTTGCTGATGAGACGATGAAACGGCGAGAAGAGTATATGAGTAAGACGGCTAAGTTGTTTCTGGATGATGATATGGAGGAATGGATGGATGAGAGAAATCTTGTTGCGGTAAGTATTAAACATACGATTTCTGGTTGGAAATTCGGTATGCCGTGCTGGTTGTGGGGACGCCGTACAGAAGATGGTGAAGAACGGTCGTTTAGTGGCTATACGCAGTATCCGAACAACGCTGAAGTGTATTCTCTCAAAGAATGGCAGGAAAGCGGATATGGCGCAGGCGATGTGTGTAAGGTAGATGAGCCTGTGAAGATGTGTATTGGCTTCTGTAAGAAATGGAAGAAGTACGACACTGTGCTTGTCCCGTTAGACCAGTACATCAAATATTGTGAGTGCGCTTGTTTGCCGCTTGATAAGCCGAAGGAGAGTTGACGATGAGTGGGTATGTTTCAAAGGATCAAGTGATTGAATGGTTTAGGCCGTATGGACATGTTGATGAAGGTATTCCATACTACGAACTTGTTGCGGATATTCGTGATATGCCAGATGCGGATGTTGTCCCGGCAACGAAATGGACATTCGTTAGTGATGGACTGCATTGTTGGCGTATGGTTCGACAGAGCCATGAATGAAATGGTAGTCGCGTGGATGCCGCTTCCTGAGCCACCTGTGTGATTGGAGAGAAGAATGACTAAGGATAAAGCTATTGAGACTTTGGTTGCCTTAGCGATTTGTGACCGCCCGCCTTTTTCGTGTGCTGATTGCCCGGCATGGAAGGAAGAGTTGCATGATTGCGATTTTCCAACAAACGAGAAAGTCAAACAAGCAATTCAAGTGTTGCGAGATGGAGGCGTGGACTGATGGTTTACAGGGTGTTTGTCACAAAAGAAGTTGTTGTTGACGCTGATTCTTGGGACGAAGCCTGCGAAGTTGCCTTAAATGATGATTTTAAGGCGATTCAGGTTGACGAATATCTTGACGATGAGCGGAACTCCGAGGTGAGTCATGAGGTTGATTAACGTATATGAGTTGAAACAACTACTGCTTGAGGAACGTGCTCAAGTTCCTGAAGGTAGATTCGGTGACGCAGTGCGTTGTGGTATTAGGACGGCTTTAAGATGCATGGAGAAGTGTGCTCCTGTTGATGTTGTCTATTGCAAGGATTGTCAATACCGTTCGTCTGGTAATTGTGAGCATCCGCGTCATCACGGGATTTTGCCTTCTGTCTATCCTTTTGATTTTTGTAGTTATGGAGTGAATAAACATGGAAATTGATGTTTGCCCGGTGTGCGGTGCGAATCTCTTTCACACGACGATTCATGCGTCTGTGCTGATTGATTGCCATTTTTGCGTGGAGTGTGGCTATCGTAGAGAGAAGATCCGTAAGACGCCCGGCATCAAATCTGGTCGGTGCGTGACCGGCAAGTACAGAGAGGTGCGCTATGGAATTCGATAGGAATTTCGAACCGAATGTTGACGATGCGAGAGCCGTTATCGCTGATCTGAAATATTTGCTTCGCAACAACCGGAATCATATACATCTTTCTCCGTCTGCGAGTGCTGCTGTTTCGCAAGCTGTGCAGGTAATTGAGGATATGATTGAGTCGCGGCAGGCAGACTACAAGATTTTTCGTGCTTACATGGATGGCGTGAGGCAGGCAGATGTAGAAATTAAACGGTACATTGAGCAGTACCAAGAAAAATTGTCGAAATATGAAGGCGAGAATGTTGTATGAGAAGAATTGAATACTATCGGGCGATGAGTCCAGATTTGCTGGCGTATGCAATGAGCCAAAAATGTATTCGTAGTATTTGCGATATTGTCTGTGACGGAGATTGCGCGGCAATCCCGAATCTCCAATATTCGTCGAATGAGGTTTGCCGCAGGATCATCCGGAATTGGCTAAATGAAGAGATTTGAGGGGACGATAGCTAATAAAAATTAAGGTTTGCGACTCCATTATGGGTAGCGGGAAGACCGAGAGCGCCATTACTCAGATGAATGAGGATTTAGACAGCCGGTACATTTTTGTGACGCCGTATCTTAGTGAGGTCGAGCGTATTAAGAATGGTTGTCCGGAGCGCAATTTTGTTGATCCGCAAGATTATGGACGAGGAAAGTATGTCGATTTCCTTAGACTCTTGGGAGAAAAACGGTGTATTGCGACAACGCACGCTTTATTTAAAAGGTGCGATCCGGAGATGACGCAACTTATTCACGACGGTCATTATAAGCTCATTTTTGATGAATCGTTTGAAGCCGTTAAAGAACTTAGCATTGGTGAAAGCGACTTCAATACTCTTCAAGAATTGAGGCTTATTAGTATTGATGCTGATGGATATATTGATTGGATTTCTACGGATGATAAAAATGTTTTTGCTCAGAAATATAAAGACATATTTACATCTGGTCGAGTGAGGCGCTTTAACAATACGGTTTTTGTGTGGACTTTCCCAATTAAAGTTTTCGAGGCGTTTGAGGAAGTCATTATCTTAACTTATTTATTTGATTCGCAGGTTCATAAGTATTATTTTGACATATACGGTATTGAATTTGAGAAAATTGGAACTGTGGTCGAAAACGGGCATTATCGGTTTAGCACAGAGGGAAAAAATCCAGAATATGCGCGGTTGCTAAAATATCAGATTCACATTCTGAATAATAAAAAAATCAATTCAATTGGCGACAAATCGACCGCTTTGTCAGTCGCATGGTATCAGAAAAATCGTGGTAAGGACGAAAGAATATCAGTTCGGCAACTCAGCAAAAATTTGGCGAACGTTTTTGGCAACATTTATAACGCGAACAGCAAAACGGCTTTGTGGACAACATACAAACGCTATATGGATGATGTTGCGAATGGACGCTGGAAGAAGAGCTACCTTCAATGTGCTGCACGAGCCACTAATGAGTATAGAGATAGATGTCATCTTGCTTATTGTATCAACCCATATCTGAATCCGTTTATGAAGCGATATTTCAGCAGCTATGGCGTTGAGGTGAAAGAGGACGAGTACGCTTTGAGTGAGATGATCCAGTGGGTGTGGCGAAGCGCGATTCGAGACGGCAATGAAATCTGGATTTATATTCCGAGTTCCAGAATGAGACGGCTGTTTTCTAATTGGCTGGACGAGCTGGCAAAGGGTTAAAGAAAGGGTGGTTGAGTGAACGACATCAAAGAAACTGTCATTGAGCACATTTATGGTGATAGTTGGTGGGGTATTTCTACGAGCGAATGGACTTGGCGTAATAAGATTCTGAAACTCAAAGATAAATTTCCTGACAGTGTACAGATTGTTGCGGACAATGAGGATGGCAGTCTATACGCCAAGATTCCGTTTAAGTTGGTAAAGATTTCGAAGCCAAGACAGGTTCAGATGACAGATGAGCAAAGAGCTGCGTCTGTTGAGCGGCTTAAAAAAGCAAGAGAGATGAGGGGAACAAAAACGTAATGGCAAATAGACGAGGTACGTGCCTGTGGTGCGAACAATGTGAGGCGTGCAGTACCAGATGCGGGCACTACACACCGGAAGATGATTTTAATATGAGCGAGTCATTTTACATGAGAATCCTTCGTGAAAATGCAAGGACATATAACAACATTACTAAGGATTTTAGTCACGGTGGTGATATTTTATAAGTAACACTAAAGCGGTCTATATCATTTCAGCGGATGCCAAGGATTTATTTCTCTCTAACTATTCCAATGACTTCTGTAGCGGGTATGGAATTAGGTATCGGACGGGGGATAATCGTGGCGCGATCAACACGAGGAAGTTTATAAACACCTTGGATTACAGTAAAGACCTTATTAAACTTCCTGAAATCTATGAGAAAGTCTACAGGCGAATGGACTTTTCATTCAATATCCGAGGCAAGGAGTATTGCAGAAGAGTTATTAACGTCACGTTTAAGTATAGCGTAAAGGAGTATAACCGCTTTGGGAGCGGCCTCTATATCAAATTTGGCTATACCCAGTCAGATGTAACCATGAAAGATGGAGTGTGTCTAATTGACGGTGAGTTGGCCGCAATTCAGCTTGGACAGCCAGTAGACAACCCAATTTCAGATGAATTGCTCGGCGATTACTTCTGTTTCGAGGATGGCGCGTACCAACTTACAGGCAAGGCAATGAAAGTCCTGTACTCGGTGGCGCAACTGCGTGAAAAGTTGTACAAGGATGGATTTGTTTGTGATGGCATTCGACTCTGCCGGTTTAAGCGGAGCAGCGGCAGTAGCCGTGTAGGTAAATGCTTGTTCATAGACGAAAAACTGTACAGTCGTATCCACAAATGGGAAATGTGTGGACTTAAGATCAAGGAAGGGCAGCAGGTTGACTTGGCAGCTCTCGAAGCGTATATTGCGCTGTCGTTGAGCAGCATTATCGGGCTGATTAGCATCCGGCCTGAGAATTTCTTAGTCATTGACGATTATAATAGCGTATTCAAAGACAAGGTTATTGCTGTCAAGGCGGACAGCGATGGTTGGCTCACATCTGCGCCGGAGGAAGTTAAGGTAAGCAACAGCATTTGGGACGGTCAGTCTCTTATTGATAAGAGTTTGCTTGGAGAGTACGAGGACAAGGGCATGGTTCTCTTGCGGAACCGTTTCTTCAAGTCAGCGTGCTTCAACTGTAACCTTCAGCAATTCTTTGCAGATCACGGGATTACGGATGTCAGTCAACTCAATGGCCGGACATTTGCCAATGATATTAGTGATGTTAAGATCGTTACGACGCCGAGCAGTATCAAATACCTGAAATTTGGTACGCTTGAAAAATGGTTGCAGTTGCTTGATGAGGACGGAGACTTCGGTGTAGTGAAATACGAGAAACCGACGCATTTCTTTGACGGCGACATGGTTCAGACACACTATCAGCTCTTGAACACCTTGCAGATGTCTCAGGACGATGTATCAGCGCTTGTACAACCGTCTCTTGACTATCTGAGTCTTATTCAGAGCGACCCGACCATCTTGAGATTCCATATCAAGCACGGCGGAGCTGATGAGAAAATCTCGTCTGCTGCAACGACAAATGATGTTGTGTATCAGATGCTTGGGCTTACTGATAAGTTTTCTGGAACGAAACTGTATCATGAGTTTGTGCAGGATGTCTCTCGTGCATTCAAAAAGAACTTGCGGCGAGGGCATTTGCTGGTACATGGCAACTACTCGACGTTGCTTGGCAATCCGATTGAGATGCTGTATTCAGCAATCGGACAATTTGATGGGACGAGTCAGATTGGTGTCGGCAATGTGTACAACAAGAGTTTTGCCTTTGGACAAACTCTGCTTGGTAGTCGTAGTCCTCATGTGACAGTGGGGAATGTATGGATAACCAAAAATAAAGATAACGCGGAAATTTCGCGGTATATCAACGCGACAAATAATATTGTGTGCATCAATAGTATTGGAGAGAACGTACTGATGCGTTTGTCAGGTGCGGATTAACCTCAAAAGTCCGCCATGAGCAGGAATGTTCATGTAAAAAGGTTGGTGAACCTCTAAATAGAGGGTGTCTCAAACGAGGCTAACGGTAGAAATCTAATCGATATGTATGATGTTACCGTGCCAAGGCTTTTGCAAAAGCGAAAGCAAGGTGTAACGATCACCGGAAACAAGCTAAACAGGAATGCACGCTTAGACCGGGTACACTGCGGTGAAACTCCGCAGCTTGGAAGCGCCAGCCCACCTATGATGGTGAATGAGATGATCTACTCCCGTATTGAAATATCGGGAAACCGAGGGTATAAAGGTTTGACAGTGACGTTGTCATGTTAACGGACAATCCAATTCTAATTGGTGCAGCGCAAAAGAACTATGATAAGTTTCTTGTGCCGACGAGTCTTGTTGATGCCAAAAAAGTCGTGCGCCATTACACGAAAGAAGAGCAGGCTGATTTGGATATCAAGACATCGGTAAACAAGATCGGCGAGATTAACTATAGTCTCGGCGCACAGGAATGTGCGTACAAATTAACGCATTGAATTGCTGGGACGTCGTAAAGCTCATATGCCAAAGCGTATGGATGAAATATGCCAAAACGTATGGCGCGAAAGCAGAAAAAAGATATGAGATGGCGCATGGTCAAATCCTAAACGCTAAATTTTAATGTTATTCACTAATTTTAGTATATCCTGTAATGAATGGAGGTGATACTATTAACGAGTATTATTATCAAGGTGGGCATATGGTTGGAGTCTGTAAGGATGGTACTAAGTTCATTTTTGATAAAGAAGATTTTCCCAAAATATGCGATTGGAATTGGTTTCGTCATAGAGATGCCATAGAGGGTAATAAAGGGAAAACACGTAGGTCTTTGTCTAAAGTTATCATGGGCGTCTCTGAGACGTCGTTCCCAATTGTAAAAATCGAAAAGGGTTTTGATTATAGAAAGTCAAATCTCTTTTATAAAAATGGGTTTATAAATCATGGAGAATATATGGAGGTTATAACGGTTAGTGGCGGTACGTTCTTTATTGATTCCGAGGATTATGATTTAATTAGCAAATATAGATGGTTTATAAATACTCAAGGCTATGCTCAAGCTATATTTAATGGTAAATCAATATTGGCACATCGGTATGTGATGGGAATGAATGAAACGTTTTCATATGATAATGTTGTTGACCATATCAATAGAAACCCATCAGATAATAGAAAATCCAATTTACGAATTGTCGCGCAGGGGATAAATGCCTCTAATAGAGGGCTATCTTCGTCTAATACATCTGGAGTACAATGCGTTTCTTGGGACGCTGGCATTAGTGCATGGCGTGCTTGCAAGATGATAAAAGGCGTAAAATACAATATTGGTAACTACGACAATCTTGAAGACGCTAAGTCGGCGGTAGACGAATTTAATGAGTGTATAAAATCTGGTGCTGAGTTCGTAAGGAAGGATACTCATAAAAAACGAGTAAGCGGGACGGGGCATAAATATGTTTATTCACATAACCCGAACGGCTATACTGTCGCTGTTAAAAAGAATGGCAAAACGTATTATCTTGGTTTGTTTCGTGATATTGATTGTGCCATAAAGGTAAGAGACAATTTTTTAAGTGAATAATATTAAATAAAACAAATCGACAATCAGCAGCGAAGCCCTGAACAGGGGAACGTTCAACGACTATCCCACGGGTATATACATGGCGGTATATGCCAACAGGAGTAGGGCGCAATTGCAAAGGCGTGGGTGAGAATCCCTTAAATCGAAGTGGTGCGCATTCAGAACGAATGAAGATATAGTCTGGACATTGCGTGAAAGCGCAAGAGTAAAACTGCCTATGGTTGCGACATAGGTCAACGAAACGTGTGAATCTATCGCAGGAACTCAATACGAAACTTTGGGACTTGCTTAACAGCGGTTGCAGTTTTGAAGATGTTGAGGGACTGTACTGTGACATCGCAAAATTGGATATTCTTTCCGGAATTGAGATCAACTATCGGTCTGCGCATACGGCGACGTGTGCGTATATCTGATCGAATTGCTGGGACGCTGTGACACACCGGCTACAACGTAAGGATGAAATAAGCCTAAGCGTGAACGCGGCGAAAGCAGAAAAAACGGTGTGTAGTGCATAAGGTTAAATCCTAAGTGTATTATGTGTTTATTAGTTATATTGGTTATTATTGTATGAGCGAATATGCGTAGAGTAAAGAATATAGTTGAAGATATTGTTTTGAACAAGGAGAATGAATACGCCTCCATTATATTTCGTGATATTGATGTTGAGGTTAAGATTGACATTGATGATTGTGAAATTGTGAATTTGAATGACATAATGATAAACAAGACCTATGTGTATATTATGCAGGATGGACGATGTATTTCTCTTGCACGGGTGTTGTTGCCAGACTCTCACGGACGTGTTTATCACAGAAATAAAGATCCTTATGATTTTCGCCGTGAAAACTTATTCTGTGGGAATAAATATTATGATATGGAGACGTATTATATTGGAGAATGTTTAGACGGAAGAACTTTCAAAGTAGATAAAGATGACTTTGAAGTAGTGTCAAAGTATATATGGCATATTGATAAAAATGGATATGTTATTGCAACGACTAAAGATAGAAACGTCGTAAAACAGCATAGACTAGTTCTCGGCTTGTCACAGTCTGATAATGTAGAGGTTGACCATATACATCATGATATAACCGACAACAGAAAAGCGATGTTGAGAGTCGTTGATAGGTCTTTGAATTGTTATAACAGGAATACATTTATTAGCAACACCTCCGGCGTGAAGGGTGTATATTGGAGCAAACCAGCAAATAAGTGGTGTGCGCAAATAAATGTATTCGGGAAAAGACGGTATCTTGGGTCTTTTGAAAAATTCGATGATGCTGTTCTTGCGAGAAAAGCAGCAGAAGACACATATAATAAACACATAAATAAAAAACAGCAATCAGCAGCGAAGCCCTGAATAGGGGAACGTTCAACGACTATCTCGTTATGGGAGTAGCTTCAAGCGGAGCAAAGCGGTCAGCACGTCATGTACGTGAAGATATAGTCTAATTCTTGCGTTTGTATTTGCGTGTAGCGAACGCAGAGAGCAAGAAGCGATAAGGCGAAGAAAGAATTTGCAGTTGATAGTGTCGCAGAAATCAAAAAACTGAAAAAGAAATATTGCGAGCACGATGAGCGTGGACGGCAAATCAAGCCGAATTTCTTTGGTAAGATTGCTCGAATGAAAGGGTATTACGATAGCGAGAAGAAGAACTATCGGTTCCATGATACGTCGATGGATTACCTTCAGCATTGTTTGAATGGCAACAGAAATCCGAATTACAAGTCTGAGACGATTCCGTTCTCTGACCTGCTCAAACCGAATGAGTCGCGGCAGAGCGTGTGGTATCCGCAGGTCAATCGGATTCTTGGCCTCGTGCGAAACATGAGAGATCAAGTTAAAGCAGTCTGGAATAGTACGGACGATGGGCTTGACAATGAGATGAAGGCTATTATGACGGCTGAAATCAAAGACGAGTGCCAGCAGTACATCAAGGCAATCCATCTGAATCCGAACACGGCGTATCGTCTGTTGCTGGCGATTGAAGATCCGGCAAACAAGGATATTTCGCGCAGCTTGTTCTCCATGTTGTTCTCAATCCCGAATGATAATTTTGTCAGTTTGCTTGAAGAACGGCGAGAACCGTTGCAAGGAATCGTTCAAACGGACGCCGGAACCATTGAAATCTACGGTCGCAGGTATCGTAAAGTCCCTCTGTTATCAACAAAAACAGCGTGAATTCTCGTTAAAAATGCACAAAAATTTGTGATTTTGCAAGATTTCGTATTGTAGTTGATTGCAGAAACCGTTGAAAACACTAGGTTTTTTAGATTGGTCAATTTGTGGTCATATAGGATGGGGAAGAAATTCTCCATCCTATTTTTGTTGTTAAAGGATGATTGATTTTTGGTTCCTATCACTAAGGATGAGAAGATGGCACTGATGAAGCAGTTCCCGCACAAGACGTATCCGCGCACGATGAAACAAGACTCGAAGCGCGGCCACTATTATTGCGTCGAAGAACCTAGACTTATGCGAGCGCTGAGAGCGTATCGACAGTCGAGAGTGATTGAGACGCATACCGCCAAGCGGCGTTGATGGGTGGTGCGTGTGTGAACCCGAAATATGCAAAGTATGAAAATGAAAGCGATTATGAGTATGGGCTGAGGCTGATTTCCATTAAGGTCGAGGAATCGCCCGATGATCTTGACTGGCAAGACATCGTTGAGGCGCTTGACCTCAATATTCACAGAGACAGCCTACGCAAGGCCGCGTCCACGACTCCGTATTCCGGTTACGCTGTCATGCAGTATTTCAAAAAGAAATACGCCTGTGAGCAGGTTACAGATGGCGGCAATTACGCTGATGAGATTGATGTGAAAATCGGTCAGATGCGCAAAGAGGCAAAGAAGCTCTTTGACCAGCGACGTGAGTTTAATAAGCTCGTGGATAAGCTCGGTAGGGAAGAGCACCTCGAAGACCAACTTGTGGATGCGGCGAATCGTTTGAATGAACTGCAACCTCTTGTCGAGCAGAAAGAATTTATTCATTATGGTGATAACGAAGCTATTGTTGTGTTTGCTGATTGGCATTACGGTCTTGTGGCGGACAACATTTGGAATCACTATGACACAGATGTTTGCCGTGAGCGAGTTGAAAAGTTCGTATCTAAGGTAATGAATCGTTTGCTCCTGCACGAATGCAAACGGTTGCACGTCGTGCTCCTTGGCGACGCAGCTCATGGAGCAATTCATACATCTTGCCGCGTCGCGTCCGAGGAACTTGTGTGCGATCAGGTCATGCAGGTGTCTGAGATTATGGCACAGGCAATTTCTCGTCTTGCTGATTGCGTTGATGAGACGGTTGTCCATGCGACATATGGTAATCACCTCCGCACGGTACAGGATAAGAAAGATAGTATCCATGCTGACAACATGGAACGGCTGATTCCGTGGTGGCTTCAGCAGCGCCTTAAAGACAGAATGGACATTGTATTCCCGTCTGCGGAGTATTATGAGTTTCTTTACTTTGACGTCTGTGGCTACAAGGTTTGTGCGACGCATGGCGACCTTGATTCTGTGCGTGATGCTGGCCGTAAACTCAATACGCTGTTTATGAAGAAGTATGGCAGCGGGATTGACTATGTACTCCTTGCCGATAAACATCACATCGAAGAATTTGAGGAACTTGGCATTGACTCAATGATCGTGCCTAGTCTTTGCGGCGTTGATGAATACGCCAACAATAAACGTCTGTATTCTGTTCCTGGACAGTTGATGCTCGTGTTTAATGAACGCGAGGGCAAGGATGCGACGTATCAAATCAAATTAAATTGAAAGGTTGAACTAAAATAAAGAAAATTGATATTGTAAATAAACTCTATGATCTTGGCTATCGAAAATCTCAAAGCCGATACGTCATTGACGATATTTTTGAGATCATTTCTGATGCCATTATCAAGAGAGAGCGTGTTGTCATTAGGGGCTTTGGAGCCTTTGATGTGAAAATGCATAAGGGGCGTATGGGTACTGACCCGAAAACGCTTCTGCCTATGCCGTATGACGATTACCCGGTCATCACGTTTACGCCTGGCGATCTGTTAAAGGAATCTGTGAAGACTGGCAAGAAGGTCGAGCATATGTATTGCAAAGAGCCTGAGTCGGAATCTGAAAAGTAAATAAAATATGCCCGCCGAAGTTTGCGAACTGCCTGTGAAAGCTCAATGTCGCGGAATGAGAAAGGCCATTGGCTTGGAATTCTTTACGCCGAAAGGTATTGTGCTGTCGTGAAGTATATGTTTTGGAATATCCAAAATGCATAAAAAGTTGTTGACATGCCGTGATTCTCGTGGTATATTAAATATGTGAGTTATCCGAAATGCATAATATATTTTGCGATACTGGGATGTGGTGTAATGGCAACACATCAGACTTTGACTCTGATATTGTGGGTTCGAATCCCGCCGTCCCAGCCACAAGGGTTTTTAGCTCAGATGGTTAGAGCGGCTGACTCATAATCAGATGGTCGTGGGTTCGAATCCCTCAAAGCCCACCATACAGTAGGGCTGGACAAGTCCGAACTTAACGCTCGTGGAGATCATGCAAGACCTAGTAATAGGCAATGGTCGTTGAAGCGAGAATCCATTGGCTTTAGTCATTGGAAGTGTTAACTGCTTCTATAGCTCAGTTGGTAGAGCGGCTGATTTGTAATCAGCAGGTCGGGGGTTCGAGTCCGTCTGGAAGCTCCAATGGCCGTTTGTGCCAACCCAATAAGCCTCTGCTAAAGCAAGCGTATCATGTTGGGTCGTGTGTAAAAGTAGCGAAATCGTGCTGCTTTTTTGGGAGGATCATTGCTGAGATGAGCACAGTGATGACTCTTGTTTTCAATCGCGTATGGAGAGGCGGTTAGTTGCGTAGGCTCAATGCGCTGCTAATCGCCGAATTTGCCGGTGTGATGGAATTGGTAGACGTGCTTGACTCAAAATCAAGTGCCGCGAGGCGTGCCGGTTCGAGTCCGGCCTCCGGCACCACAACAAAGAAAGGATTGTGAACATGACTCGTGGCGAAAAGGTCTTCTGTGCTGTGATTGCATTTTTCGTGTTGCTTCTAATTTCTGAATACCTGTATATTTTGACAGAAAACTGCTCTAGTGATGGGAAATGTCGGTCGTATACGCCGTACACATACGAAGTGCTGTCTGTAAATCAATATGTGTACACGAAAACAGATACTTTCGGAAGGTCAAAAGGAACCGAGTTGCGATATGCTTTCACCTATGTGGATATGGATGGTGCGTTGCATACGGTCGATGATTTCGAGAATCTTCAGTATGGAAATATGAAGGTCTGTGTCGCCGATTCAAATATGTATGTCCATGATTACGTGCGCGGCATCAGATATCTGTATCTTACGCGCGACACATTGGCGAATTTTAATTAAGGCTCAAATGTGGAGAGTTACCGAAGCGGTCATAACGGGGCGGTCTTGAAAACCGTTAGGCGGCAACGCCACAGGGGTTCGAATCCCTTACTCTCCGCCATATAAATAATAAATCATATAAAGGGGAATTGTTTGTTGGAGTCCAAGGTCTTCGAAATTATCGAGAAAGAAAAGTACCGTCAGAAAATCACTTGTGAGCTGATTGCAAGTGAGAATTTTGTATCTGAAGACGTTATGAGGGCTGTTGGTTCATGCCTCACGAATAAGTATTCTGAGGGCTATCCGGCCGTAAGAACGTCTGGAAATAAAGGTCGATATTACGGTGGCTGTCGGTATGTCGATGAGCTGGAAGAGTATTGCTGTGATAAGTGGCGTGAGGCGTTTAACACTGACTATCATGTCAATGTGCAACCGCACTCTGGATCTCAGGCCAACATGGCCGCTTATTTTAGCGTGCTAAAACCGGGCGACACGATTCTTGCTATGAGTCTTGATAACGGCGGACATCTCACGCACGGCTCTAGCGTGAATTTCAGTGGCAAGTTGTTTAACACCGTGTTTTACAACGTGGATGCAAATGGTTTCATCGACTACGACGATATTGATCGCAAAATCAAAGAGAGTAATCCGGCTCTCGTTCTCGCTGGTGCATCTGCTTATAGTCGCATCATTGATTTCGAGCGCATCTATAATATTATTAAGGCAAACTCGACTGACGAGTATAAGCCGTATTTCATGGTGGATATGGCACATATTGCAGGACTCATTGTTGCTGGCGATCATCCGTCCCCGTTTGGTCTTGCCGATATTATCACGACAACGACGCATAAAACGTTGCGCGGCCCGCGCGGTGGCATGATTTTCTGCCGTCCTGAGCTTGCAAAGAAAGTGGACAGTGCTGTATTCCCGTGCTGTCAGGGCGGCGCGCTTCAGCACGTCATTGCTGGTAAGGCTGTCGCCGCCGAAGAGGCGTGTACTGATGAGTACAAAGAATATATTCATCGTGTGGTTCGCAACTGCAAGGCGATGTGTGATGAGTTTATTCGGCTCGGCTATAAGGTTGTGACGGGTGGTACGGACAACCATCTGTTTCTGCTTGACTTGACTGAAACCGGCCTGACAGGGAAAGAAGTCCAGGATGAACTTGACCTTCACGGAATCACACTTAATAAGAATTGCATTCCGAATGAGACACGTTCCCCAATGCAGACGTCTGGCGTGAGAATCGGTACTGCGGCAATGACAACGAAGGGGTATTGCGCGTGTAATTTCGTGGCTGTTGCGCGCAAGATTGATTGGGTCATTAAAGACATGGCGCGTAAAAAGGAGGAAACTATGGCAGAAGATGAATGGGCGTAACGTTCTAAGAAACGAATTTAACCCCGGCCGTAAATGGCCGGGGTTTTCTATATTTATAAAATGAAGGGTGGTGTGGGCGTGGCGTACAAGGATTTGAAAGCTCCTGCCAAAAGGTCGAAAAGGGCAACGACGGCGAAAAAGAAGGTCGTAAAGAGTGCAAAGCCGGTTGAGATTGAACCGATTGTGGAAAGTGATGACGTATACCGGTGTACTTGCTGCGGCCACAAATACAAGAAGCAAGAGACGAACTTTTCTGCGTCAAAGTCTCCTATTTATAAGGGGAACAACGGGTATCTGTCTATTTGTAGAAACTGTATTGCGGAATTGTATGAGCAATATGTCAAGTTTTATGATGGAGATGAGGATGCTGCGGCGGAACGGATCTGTCAGATAACAGATATGTACTTTGACAAAGACATTTGGGCGATGTCCCGCAAAATCAGCAATCGCTCAGAGGGCAAGCCGCGAAATCGAGTCAGCGTGTATGTGTCTCGCTTGAATTTGCGTGCGGCGAGTGGTGCAACAACATATTCAGACACACTTGTGCGTCAGTGGGAAGCTGACGTCGAGAATGCTGAAACCGTAGAAGAGGTAGAGCAGAACGAAGATATTGAAGTCCCTGTTGAGACTGTAAAGCGGTTTGGTACTGGCTTTAAAGAGGGTGAGTATCAGGCTTTGCAGGACGAGTACGACAGTTGGGTAACGAAATATGGTGAGCCTGAAGATAAACGTCAAGAGGAACTTTATGTGACGATCTGCTATATGAAGTTGAACCTGCAAAAAGCAACGCGCTCTGACGCCGGTGGTGTTGGTGCTCTTGCCAACTCGTACAAGCAGTTGATTGAGGCTGCGACTACGGAGATTGAAGATCGCAAGCGCAAGGTTGAAGCTGAAATGGAATTAAAACCGCTCGGTGTCCTATATCGAGATATTGAGCAATTTACTCCTGCTGAATTTTATAAGGACAAGAAACTTTATAAAGATTTCGATTACCTTAAAGAGTATATTGAACGCTTTATGAAGCGTCCGTTGAAGAATCTGCTGACTGGCTCTAAGGAACTGGACAAGGAGTTCAACCTGTCTGAGACTGAGGGGTGATTTTGTGGCGGATAAGCAAAAGCCTCTCGACTATGAAAAACTTATGGATGATCGCCAAAAGCATCTGCATGAAAACTTCTCGCAGAACAGCTATCTTGGCGACCAAAACCATGTGAAGAAAGTGCTTCTGTGGATGACGTTTTGGCGGCGGAATCCCGGTAGATTTGTTGAATATTATTTTGGAATTACGTTGCATCTCTATCAGCACATTATTTTGATGTTGATGGACTATTATCCGAGCATTTGTATCGTGGCTGCTAGATCTGCGGCAAAGTCATTTTTGATTGCAGTATGGGCGTGCAAAGAAGCTATTCTGCGTCCTGGCACAAAGGTAGTCGTTGCATCTGGCACAAAGGGACAGGCCAAACTGATTGTTTCTGAAAAAATCAGAAAAGAGATTCTTCCAAATTCCCCATTGCTACAAGAAGAGATAGACGTAATTAAAGACAGCCAGAATGACATTGAAGTCACGTTCAAAAACGGGTCTTCTGTGTCGGTCGTCACAGCGAATGATAATGCTCGTGGCCGTCGTGCTACGGTCAATATTTACGAAGAGTTCCGTGTCATTGATAAAGAGGTCATTGACCGCGTTCTTTCTCCGTTCCTTGTCATTCGTCAAGTTCCGTTTATCCAGAAGCACAGCGATTACGCTTCTCTTGTGGAAGAGCCAAAAGAAATCTATATCAGCTCTGCATGGTATCGAAGTCACTGGATGTGGGGGTTAATCAAACTCTTTACAAAGAGTATGATGACCAATGATGATGCCATTGTAGTTGGCATGGACTACTCGATTGCTTTAAAACACACAATTAAAACGCGAAACTTCTTAATCAGAGAACGGAAAAAGCTAGATACGGTTTCGTGGCAAATCGAGTATGAAAACTCTATGATTGCAGAGAACACGAACGCGTATTTCACATATGAGATGCTGAATAAGAATCGCGTCTTGAAACGGCCGTTTTATCCGCGTCGTAATGTGGATGTAGCAAGCAGAGTCAAAAACAAATACATTCTCCCGAAGCAAGAGGGAGAGGTCAGAGTTGTTTCGTGCGATATTGCCCCAGAGGGCGGTAGTGGCAACGACAACTCTATTTTTACATGCATCAGGCTTTTGCCTGAGAGCAAAGAGTATAAATCGTCTGACGTAAGCGGCGATCATGTTGCTGTCAAGCAAGGGTATCGCCGTCAAGTCGTTTATCTTGAAGCACAGACAGAGTTTGAAACGAGCAAGCAGGCAATCAGAATCAAACAGTTGTTTACGGACTTTGATGCAGATTACTGCGTGCTTGATACCAGAAATGCGGGTGTAAGTATATACGACTGTCTTGCCAAGGTGCTTTATGATGAAGAACGCAATGTTGAGTATCCGCCGTGGACGTGCATGAACGACAAGGATTTGGCTGCACGTTGTGTCATTGCCGGACAGCGGCCGGTGCTTTTCTCAATCAAGGCGAGTTTGAAGATGAACAGCGAAATTGCTGTTTGTATGAGAACAACATTGCAGAATAAGATGTGTGAGCTGCTTATTAACCAGCAGGAGGGCATTGAAGAAATCCAGAGATATGTGCCTGAATATGCGACTGCGGATGTGGATACGCAGCTTTTTTATGAGCGTCCTTATCTTGAAACCAGCGCTCTTATCAATGAGATGATTGCGCTTGAGTATACGCTGATGGGGCAGACGAATGCCATCAAAATAGAGGAACGCTCTGGTATGTGCAAGGATAGATATACGTCCTTGTCGTATGGTAATTACTTTGCTGAGTTGTTGGAAAAGGATCTGTTCGCAGACAACTCGGATTATGAATTTTTGACACTTGTCAACTAAAGAATGGGGGTGAAATGCTTTTGGCAAACAGTTTTTGGGCAAGGCTTTTTGGCCTTGACTCTGAACCGGAAAAGGCTGTGCAGGGCGTAAGCGAACAGCAGAGCATTCAGTTACCGGCTGACGGCAACAACTGGAATACAGAAATCGGCTCCGCCTATCTGATGATGGTTGGATACAACCGCCGTAAATCAGCACCGTATTCTACGGACGAGGTTCTGCGCATGGCGAAAAACCCGCAACATAACATCAAGGAACTTCGCCAATGGTCGCAGTGGGCGTACTACTCAAATGGCACGGTCACAACGGCGATTGACAGCCTAGCAAGCCTCCATTCACTTGATTATGTCGTGGTTGCGAGGCCGAAAAAGCATGGTGCAAAAAGAAACGGGTATAAAGCGCAGGCGGATAAGATGAATAGCGTTTTGCGTTCGTTGCGATACAAAGAAGTAATTCGTGATGCGATTTTTCGTGATGCGAAAGACGGTATGTATGTCGCGTATATGGAGACAAAGACTGCGAATCTCGTGCAAAGTTCTATGCTGAGTGATGTTGATGTGAGCAACATCACAGAAATCAATGCAACTGGTGTAAATGCAACGGTAATTCCTTTACCGATTGAATATACGCGAATCGTTGGTCGCCGCAATAATTGTTATGAGTTAGCGTTTGATCTCCGGTATTTTGATGAAATGACCGACGAGGACACTCGTAAGCGGAAACTGCAAGCGTTCCCGAAACAGATTCGTGATGCGTACCAAAAGTATACTGCGCAGGAATTTGCCAATGGCGCTTGTTGGGTGCGTCTTGATTGGCGTAAAACGATTGCAACAAAAATCAAGTGTGAGCAGAGTGACCCGTATGGTGTTCCGTTCGCAGTGGCGGCGCTTGATGATATTGATTACGCAAAATATTTCGTTGATACCAAACGTCGCGTGCTCGATACGGTGAACAATCAGATTTACTATGAGACGTTCCCTGAAGGCAAGGATAAGGGCACATCTGCTCTAACGCAGGCGCAACAGCAGGCGCAGCACGACACGGTAAAACAGGCGCTTACGCAACGTGCAAACGGCACTGGCGTTTCGTTCTTCTCGTTGGCATCCGGCACAAAGATGGACAGACTACCTGTTGATATTTCTCTGCTGGATGAGGAAAACGAGAATGCAATCAAAGAAGACGTGAATGAAGACATTGGCTTCTCTGCGGCGGCTCTGAATGGCAGCTCTAGCGGTAACTATGCGACTGCGACGCTGAACATGGAAATCGTCGCAACGAATGTGTACACATGGATTGAGGCTATCGTTGAAGAACTTAACAAGTGCATTAACTACAATATTATTCAGGACAAGACATACAACATTGAGTTCCGCGTCTTGCCCGTTACTTTTATTAACCGTGACAAGATGGTAAAGAATCTTGCCGATCTGTATTCGAGAGGCAAGGGCAGCTTGCAAGCGTGGATTGCGTCCATCGGCATGAACGCGGACGATTATCTGTCGCTTATGGACTTTGAGCTTGCGGAAGACTTTGAAAACAAGTACCCGGTTCATAAGACATCGTTTACGGTTACGGGGAAAGACGCGCCCGATCATGATGTGGACGGCTCTGATGGAGAACCGGCTACGAATCCGAGCAGTGCGTCTACACAAGCCAACAACGGGAATGCAAGCCCGTCACCATCAAGCTAAGTGAGGGGGTGAGGGAATTTGCAGGATGTGTTGGAAAGGATGACGCCCATTTATGAGGTTGCCAATCAGCAGACGATTAGTGGGCGCAGACCGATTAAAGTTGTGCTTCATGAGATTCACCCGGATGCCTCGCATTATCAGCATAATGGCATCTCGTGGAATGAAGAATACGTCAAGGATAACATGGAGTCTATCAATGGTATGTCTATTGTGGCAGAGTTTCTGACAGAGGATAGGGACGCGCCGTATGGGCACGGCCTGACTGACATCAAAGATAATTTGCCTCTTTTTGAAGACGCCACGATGGTCGGACACTTTGACAGCTCTTACATTGATGATATCGAAATTGACGGCGAAACGAAGCGCGTTTTAATTGCAGAGGGTACGCTGGATGAAATGCGTTATCCGAAATTCGTTGAATGGCTTAGAAACAGCATGAAGGAATCTGTCGTAAAGGGTTCTGTCGAAATTGTTGGTAAGCCTGAAAATGATAATCACATTATTTACTCCGATGGTTGGAAGGAGAAAGGGCGCGTGCCGCAGTTTTACGATTACAGCGGATACGCCATCCTTGGTATTAAACCGGCTGATGATTCGGCAATCATCATGGAGTTAAATAGCAAACAAGCAAGCAAGGAGGGAGAACGAGAACAAATGGATGAGAACATGAAGAATGAACTGACCGAGATCATCAATTCTGCCGTTGTCGAGTCCAACTCTAAGTGGGACGAGTATATTGCAAAGGTTCAGGAGAAACAGGCTGAAATCGACCAATTGAGAGCCGACATTGCAGAGAAGGACGCGGAGATTGAGCGTCTGCACGCTGACTTCACTACTGCTGAGGCAGCTCGTGCGGCTCAGGAGGCTGGTCTTGCGGAGGCCAACGCGAAAATCGATGCGATGGAGAAGGAGAAGGCGCTGAATGAGCTGAACTCCGCTCTTGAGCCGTATACCGATGAGCAGCGTGAGATTGCTAAGGCCGAAATTGAGGCTTATCAGGCTGACCCGGCCAGCATCGAGATTAACAGCATCATCGGCAAGATTTGCACGGAGATGGTTCGCAAGTCTCGTGAGAAGAAAGTGAATGAAATCAATTCTCAGATCGACGTTTTTTCTATCGTCGAAGATACTAATGGCTCTGACGAGTCCGAAGACGCTTCTGTCTTTTAATTAAAACTGGAGGAATTTACTATGAAATACAAGACTATTGGCGCTTTCAAGGGCGTGCAGAACGTCCCGTATTGCAAGGCCGATGCTGACATGGCTGTCGGCATGGGCGTTATTCTTGACCGCGTTGCTAAGACCGCGAAACTCCCGGCGAGTGCCGAGGATGCGAAGGGTTGCTTCCGCATCGTTTCCAACATCAATGATCGTCCCGAAGCACACAGCTTTGAGGATTCTGTTGCCGTGCTCAAGGATGAGTATGTCCGTGCTGATGACCTGACATCGGTTGCCAACCTTGAGATTGAGTTTGCTGCTCCTGAGATTGCGACTGAGTATTCCAATCTGGCCGTGGCTGATAAGCTCGTGTTCGGTGTCGGCGGCAAGCTGGAAAAGGTTACTTCTGTTGATGGCTACAAGATCTATTTTGAGATCATTGGCCTGACTGCGTATCGTGGCGCTGGCGTCCTCGCAGTCATCCGCGTCGCTTGAGCGGAACAAAATTGATTGGGGGATAAGATTATGAACAGTGTTTTTGAAATCAATACTGTGAACAACGTGACTGACGTTGCCACTGACCGTGTGAAAAAGACCTCTCCTATCGTTGAGGTTTTCTCTGCTCTTGCCGCTGGCAAGACTCCCTCTGTTGACGGAAAACTCGTTGACAAGGCTGTGAATGAGATTAAGGAAATCAGCTCTCGTGCGATGGCTAACGATCCCGTGGCCGTCTCTGAGATGAACGCGATTATTCGTTTCGCTATCGAGCCGAAGCTGCTTGAGCGTATTCGTCTGTTCGACTTCATGGGTTCGTTTAAGCGCATCGGCTTCAACGAGGCTCCGTATATGAAGACCTATAACTACGAGAGCGTTGATAGCCGCTTCCAGGCTTCTAGCGGCGATGTGCCGTTCGCGGCTCTGAACTACCGTGAGTACCCGATTGCCACCCAGTGTATCTCTGGTGGCTTTGCGGTTGACTATCGTGAGCTTCAGTCCGGCAACTTTGACGGTTCTGTTGCTGAGGGCATGGCTCAGGTGCAGACTGATATGATGAACAAGGCTACTTACTATGTCATCGCCAAGCTGTATGGTGCGCTGAAAAATGCCAAGGGCGTGAAGCACTTTGCTGAGTCTAGCGGTATTGCTAAGACTGCTGTTGACGATATGCTGAAGGTCATGCGTCGTTATGGCAAGGTTGCTATCTGCGGCGACTACTCTGTCGTGTCGCAGCTCAACGGTTTTGCTGGCTTCCAGACAGTTGATGCCAAGACTGCGCGTTTTGGCTCTGAGGCTCTGACTGATGAGATTAACAAGACCGGACTCATCTCCATGTACAATGGCGCTGCTGTTGTTGAGACGCCTAACGCTCTCAACTGGACGAAGCTGAATGCGGACAAGAGTTCTTACGAGCTGTATATGCCGGAGGGTCTTATGTTCTTTATCCCGAAGGGAAATGTGTCCCCGCTTCAGATTTTCCAGCGTGGCGGCATGACCACGATGACCGGCGAGGACATCGTGACTCGTCAGCATCTTACCCGCTTCGACATCGAGATTGGTGCTGGCGTTGCTGAGGGTATGGAAGACCAGATTGGCCTCCTGTCCGATACTAACTTCGCGGTTCCGACCCTCTAATCTTTGGCCGCTTAACGGCCGTTCATTCAATGCGCGGGGCAAATAACCCCCGCGCAAATTTAATATTAAGGTGGATATTTCTTAATGGCAAAAAACAATGTGCGCGTGAATAATCTTTGCGATTGGCCGCTGTATTTTTCGAGAATTGATGGCGTTGGCTCTGTTATGATTCCTCGCAAAGCAAAGAATTTTGCTCTGCTGTCTTTTGATGAGGTTCAGTCCCAGATTCAGGTGGACAATAAAATGTTCACTGGCGAGGATGGTCTTGGCAGCCATGCAAGAATCCAGATTGTCGATGAGGCGCAACGTCGTGAGCTTTTTGGCCTTGACGAAAGTGTGTCGCTGGATCCGGTTCAACTGGACGCCGAGGCGGTTAAGGGTCTGCTTGCTATCAATACAAAGGCAAAATTTCATGCGCGGCTTAACGAACTTGTGAAGACAAACGCCGAGAAAAAGACACTGCTTGCATTGGCGGAAGAAGTTGGTTCTGATAGCGTGGCAGCGTGGAAGGTTGATGCTCTGCGAGAACTGGCATCGACCGCATCGCTGTAAGATTTCCGCTTAGAAAGGCGTGGTGTTGATGGTGAAATTTGAAGATGTGGAAGTCCAGTTCCATTCAATGCCGCAGACAAAATTCGATATTCCAGAAGGGCTGGAAAGGGAGTGGCTTTTGACGGCAGTGACCGACTATGAACTCAACGTCGGCATTGACCTTGGCTACGACCCTGACACTGGCGAGTTCTCCGGTAATGTCGATAAGCTGGTCGTGAGAACGCTCGCCCAGATGATGTATGTCTCGTATCTTCAGCGCGAACTCAGCCGAGTCATGGCGCTCAATGGTATCTACGGCAAGGATGTTACGCTTACTGGACAGGATGCGACAAAGCGTGTGACCAAACAGGAATTGGACGATCAGATTTCTCGTGTCGAGTCACTTCTGCACCGTCAGAAAACACCTGCCTATCATTGAGGTGGCCTATGTCTGAAGAATCAAAGAGCTGGTACAAGATGATCCGACCGCTTTTTAATAGCGGGTACGAGGATGACGAATTTTGGGCATATGGTCAAGACGGTTTCAATGAAGTGCTCGACTCCTTTGTCGGGAGCGACGTTGAGATATACGATAAGAGTGTTGCGAAGACGCCCAAAGCTGTTCGCGCTATCATTCAGAACGTAACCGGTGATGCGCAGAGCAGTACGCTTGTCCGACAGATTCTTTGCAACATTGGTGTACTGCATTGCGGCCAGTACATCAAAGCGAATGGCGCATGGTGGATGGTAAACTCACTTCCTGACAACAACCGCATTTACGAGAAGGCGGTTCTCTGGAAGTGCAAATACACGATTCATTTTGTATCGCCTCTGACCGGCAAGATCGTGGATTATCCGGTGTACTGTTTGAACTCCACGCAGTACGGCACGGGCGAACGCCCAAAGACCAATATGACGGTTGGCGACGCGCAGCATCTTGTGTATGTGCCCATGAACGAGGAAACGGTTTTGTGCGATACGTCGCTGAGAATTATCATGGACAGAAATCGCGCGAATCCAACCGTGTTCCGTGTGACACAGGTAGACGCGACTTCTTATGCTGTCGGCGATGAGTATGCGGATGACGGTATCCTTCAGTGGTCTGTCATCGAGACGCAATTCAACGAGGCAACGGACAGCAAAGAGAATATGGTCGCCGACTTCGTGAAAGCGGAGCAGAGCGACGGTTCGTCAGGCGACGCCGATGCTTATACGCTTCGGCTGGTTGATTGTGACGGAGATAACTTACTTGCTGTTGGTGAGAGCAAAAACATTGAAATCGTATTTAAAAATGCAGGCGGAGTTGATGCAGACATCTCCGTGCTGAATGTCGAGCTTGTGTCCGGTACGGATGCCATAGAGTCTTTCGACGTGCTCGGCAGAAAAATCATTCTTGATGCCAAGCCTGACAAGGCGAATGTGGGGGAGACTGTCGTTGTGCGTGTGTCAAATGAGGCACAGGGTATCAAGGCAGAAATCAAGATTGATATTGTGAATATGTAAGGAGGTGCGTGCGATGCCGCATTTTGATGCAATGATCCAGCAGAAGCAGAAATTGCGTGAGGCGATTTTGAAAAATCAAAAGGTGTGCGACCTACTTGTTAATACTGGCAATAACGTGGCGAATTTCGACCATGTTAAGCTAGGCAGTAAGAGTCCTGCGGCAAAGCTCGTAAAGACGCACTTCTATATCCCAGGCACGACAACTGTGGATGGGAATTATATCACGATGCGCAGTCGCGTGGTTTATGCCGATACGGACGTCGTAAAAGAAGTGGCGATTATCGTTTATGTAATTTGCAACCAAGACCAGATTGATTTACTTCAAGGGTCACGGGCGGATTTGCTTGCGGACGAAATCGACCAGATTCTTAATAACGGCGATATGCCGCTGTTTGGGTACGGTGGCATTAAAATCGGAGTGGCAGAAGAGGTACAGTTCAACAACGGCTATTACGGCTGGGAGATTCCGTTTACCACTCATGAGATAAACCGGAGGGCAGAACTTCTGTGACGGACGATCTTAAAATATTTCGTGGCGGAGACTACGAAATCAACTCAAAGATAACGCTTCATCAACCGACGCTCGGTGAAATCAGCGACTACGGCGAAAAAGAATATTTCGGTCTAGTTCGGTCGATTTGCTCCACACCTGCTGACCACAAAGTAGATATTTATGAGAATCTGGGCATCTATTGGGATGCTGTTGATGAGTTTGAGTTATTCGTACAGTTGTCGTTTGCGTTTCGTGAATCAGATATGAGCATTTTGTTTGGTGATCTGGACTGGACGTCATTTGTGCCAGCCATCAATCCGAATACAAAAGAAATTGTGTTGCGGAACAAAGATGGCGTGGTGATTGATCGGGCGATTCACTTTTTAATTACAGATGCTCTGCGAAAAATGCACTGCTTTGAAAAGAACGTTGATGTCGGATACGACGAGTTTACAAAAGACGCAATGATAGAAGATGAGAAGGATGAGCGAGAACTGGCGGCTAGAAAGCCGTACAGTTCTTTTTTATTGCCTTTAATTTCATCGCTGACGAATTGCGCTGAGTTCAAGTATCGGCATGATGATGTCTGGACGTTACCAATCGGGGCGTTTATGGACTCTGTGCGACGGATTCAAAAGCGTGTTAACTACGATAATCTTATGCATGGCGTTTATAGCGGCTGTGTAGAAGTGAAAAAGATAAAAAAAGAAGAATTTAACTGGATGGGAGAACTGAAATAGTTCTCCTTAATTTTGTGTTTGAAAGGATGAGATATTATGTTTTCTGCGAACACTTTTGTTATTGATAAAGTGCGTCGTGTGACTCAGGTCAATCTTGAGACTGGCATTGTTGACTGGACGCTTACCAGCATTGAGAGTCCGTCTATCGAGTTCACCGGTGAGTCAACCGACAAGACAGATGCTCAGGGCGTGCTTATCGCTCGTTTTGATACCGCTAAGGGCGTGAACTTCTCTGGCGAGGGTTCTCTGCTGTCGATGCCTCTGATGGCTGCGCAGCTCGGCACTGAGGTGCAGACCGGCTCTAGCACCGCTAAGGTCACTGGCAAGACCTTTGAGATTCTGAAGGTTGAGGGCGGCAAGGCAACCATGACGCATAAGCCGAAGGTCGCTCCGACTGTCGTTTACAAGATCACTTCGGACAAGAACATCGAGTCCACCATCGAGGTCGGCTCTGGCACGGACAAGGCTTCTATTGCCGATACTGTTATCACTCTGCCTACTGGTTTTGTTGGCACTCAGATCGGCGTGCTCTATGAGTACGAGGCCGAAGATGCGATCAAGGTCACGGATGGTTCGGAGAATCATGCTGAGGCCGCTGAGTACATTGTCGATATTCTTGCTTGCGATGTCTGCAACGCTTCTGTCAAGCGTGCCGGTTCCATCGTGTTCCCGAAGGCCAAGATTGACAACAACTTCTCTATCGACCTGACTACTGAGGGCACGCACCCGTTCTCCTTCAGTGCTCTGAAGGATTACTGTTCCGACGACGAGGAACTGTGCTACGTCCTCTTCAATAAGTAATCGGAGAGCAATTATGCAGAGACGTTGCAAGGTCTGCGGCGCTGTGTACGAGACGTGTTACTCGTGCGAGAAGCAGCGTAGCTGGCGCGTCCATACTGACACCGCAGACCACTACTACATTTTTACTACGCTGATGACATACGAGTATGATCGTGATGCCAAGAAAGCGTACCGTGCGTTGCGCAAGCGCGGCGTAGATTTTCTGCACACGAGTGTGTATGAGCCGCCTGTGGAAATTCTGCTGGACGAAATCTACGAGAAAAATAACGCTGACAAGGCGAAGAAAATGCGCACTACCGTTGAACTTGGTGTCATTGATGATAAATCGGCTCAGGATGTTAAGGCAAAGACGGATTAAGTTAAGGAAGGGAGGACGAATGTCCTCCCTTTTTCTGAACTTTCAGATTGGTGGTGAATACGATAAAGATTTTGGCGGTAGACCAAGCGCGTCATGGGGCATGGGCGATGTTTAATTACGAGTCAAAAGAACTGATTGGGCATGGCACATGGTCGTTTGACAACAAGAAATATACATTTCCGCAGGCGGTTAGAAATATCGAGGTACTGATAGAAAATATCATGAACACGCAAGGAATTGATGCGGTTTTCTACGAGGACATTCAGTTGCGTGTAAACGCACAAGGCTTTAAGAGACTCGCACAGTTGCAGGGTGTACTCATCAATCTCGCAGAGAAAAATGAATACCTTTATGATTTGGTTCAACCGTCGCAGTGGCAGAACTACTGCATGGCACGTGGCAGAAGTGAGAAAGAGATCAAAGCCAAAGTCAAGCAATTGGAAAGTGCTACGCACAAGAAGCAGTCTAAAGTCCTTTCCATACAGGCTGTAAACGACTTGTTTGGCATTGAGACTGAGAACGACAATCTGGCCGACGCGTGTTGTATCGGCTGGTATGTAGTAAACAACATTCCTATTAAAATCAAGGAGAAAACTTTATGAAAAAATCCGCCGATTTCATTGACCTGTTGGGTCTTGACGATGTAGAGAACATTCTCGGAGAACAGCTCCCAGACCCCGGACTGCTTGAATATTATCGTCGCCTCAAAGACCGTGAAATTCTTTGGAATGACGATGTTGACGAAAGTATGATTGATGTGTCGATGTGTATTCGCAAGTGGAACATCGAGGACAAAGGCAAGTCAGTCGATGAACGCAAGCCCATTAAGATTTTCATTAACTCAGATGGCGGCGATCTCAATACCATCATGAACGTTGTTGACATGATTGAGCTGTCTAAGACGCCCGTTATTACGATTGCGCTTGGCAAGGCGTATAGTGCCGGTGGTCTGCTCCTGATGGCAGGTGATACGCGGTACATTTTCAAGAATACGAGTTGCCTGATTCACGATGGCTCGTCTGGCATTTACGGTACGACAGGCAAGATGTTGGACAACCTTGAGTTCACGAAAGGGCTTGAGAAGCGTATTCGAGATTATATCATTACGCACACGAGTATTCCGGGCGATCTGTACGACAGTAATTATCGTCGTGATTGGTTCTTGTTCTCGGATGAGATGATTCGCTACAACGTCGCGGATGAAATCATTGAAGACATCGACCTGATTTGAGGTAGATATGGCGAAGAAGAATACAACTATGAATATCGGCGAGGTTCCGATTACGCTTAATGAGCATCCTTTTTATGGGCTGAAGCTGGATAAAGATCAGGAAGCGTTCCGCGATGCTATCTGGGATGAAAGTAAGCGTATTGTGTTTTGCAATGCGAAAAGCGGTTCTGGTAAGACGCTGATTGCTACGGCTACGGCAAACCTGCTTTGTGCGCACGGTTTGTACAGCGGCATCGTGTACGTTGCCGCGCCTACGCAAGAGCAGAAACAAGGGTATCTCAAGGGGACGATTGAGGAAAAGTCTGAACCATATTTTGAACCGTTCTATCAGGCGCTTGACAAGATTGGTGTCAACCTGAATACGGCGTTCATGGACGGTGGTCAGAATGAGAAATGTGGCATGGCTTATATTGAGTGTGTTACGCACACATTCCTGCGTGGCGTGAACTTTGAAAACAAGGTGGTCATCATCGACGAGTCGCAGAATTTCTATTATGACGAATTAAAGAAGGTTTTGACCCGAATCAATGATAATTGTAAGACCATTGTCATCGGTCATGATGGACAAATCGACCTATACTCCAATCCTGAACGTAGTGGTTTTGTGGGCTACATGGGCTGGTTTGACGGAGACTCACGTGTTGCGGTTTGTGAATTAACGAAAAATTATCGTGGATGGGTCAGCCAGCACGCCGATGATTTTGACTTTGCGGCGATGTATGCCAAAACTAAAGACTAAACTAATATCGAGGTAATTTGAATAAATGAGAAAACTTTCCGTAGATACTATGAAGAAATACATGAAAACAAAAGAAGCTCCGAAGTATGTCAAAGTGCATTATGAATTTGATGGCACGGAGTTTGATGTCGAAGTGCGCACGAACTTATCATGCGCGGAGCAGTCGGCTTTTATCAGTCGCGTTCTTGCCGGATGCTTTGATGACAGTGGCAATTTCCGGCCTGAGTATTTCGACCCGATGTTCCACGCAACCGTGCTTCAGATGATGACCAACGTTCCGCCGATTCCGATTCGTGGTGCCGCCAACGATGATGGCGAGAAACTGCTTGATATTGACGCGATGGACGAGCTGTATGACGCGCTGGCTCTTGAAAACGATGAGGCAACTGAGGATTTTTGCGGCTTCATTGGGTATCTGTATGGCCTTTGTGACAATGCTGCGGAATATCGTCGTGTTCGTAATCTTGCCAACTCCGGTGTGACTGGCGACTTGTCTGCCATTGTTAGTGGTGCACGTCGTTTCGTTGAGTCCATTGTTGACAAAGTGGATAGCGTGGACACAGAAGAACTGCTTGCGTATGCTGGCAAACTGTCTAATCTGGCACATGGCGTTGATGCTGAAGGTGTGGCGGATGCTATGCTTCGACTCTATAAATCCGAAGAGAACGAGTAACAACTGCCGCCTGTCGCCAGCGGCGTAAAAGAGTGCGACTTGCTCACGATCGCCGCCTGTCTGAGTGCGGCGAATAAATTCAGACTTGCAACGGGAGCGCCTTGTGGCGCTCCCATATTTTTAACATAAGGTGGTGGGTGCTACGAATATCAAAGAGGCGCTTGCTCATGCGAACAAGCAATTAAAACCCAAAATCGACTCCGCGCTTTCCAGAGAGGTATATCAGGTTGTCGTAGATGTAGAAGCACTCTCCATCGATGAAAAGGTCTACGATACATATAGACCTCTCATGTACGAGCGACGTGGCGACATGGGCGGTCTTGCTGATAAGGGGAACATTATAATGAAAGGCGGAAAGGCCACGAATGGTGTGTTGCGCGTTATCAATATAACTGATCCAAATCCGGGAGGTACGCTTAATCGAGATCGCGTTACGGTTGGTAAAAGTCTGCCGGAACTAATTGAGTACGGCAATAACAACCGTTGGGGCTATAAATATAATTTTCAGTCTAAAGGCGCATATATGAACCCAAGGCCGTTTACTGAGGCTACGATTCGGCATCTTCGATACGTTGGCTCTCATGTTTTGGCTCTGCAAAATGGTCTAAAGCGTCAAGGTGTCAAGTCAAGAATAACTGGCAACTCTGATGAAAATTTGGACGATTTATTTTTCTAATAAGGTGGTGATTCGATGAGCGATGAATTGGAAGTTGTCGTAACAAGTGTACTTGAGGCAGATGAAGAAGCGTCATCAAGACGGATAGCAGCACAACTGCCAAGCATCTCCGACAAGGTAAATCAGTCAAGCAAAATCAAAGTCGGAATCACGCTTGACGATAGTGCAGTTAGTGCGCAGGCAGGTGCATTTGTACAAAAAATCAATCAAAAGGTCGCCGCCAATAAAGTCGGCGTCAAGTTGGGGATAGACCAAGAGTCGATTGCAAAATTGCAAACGGAACTTGGTAGCCTGCACGTCGATTCGTCAATTACGAATAGCATGGTCGAGCAAATCGACAAGATGGGCATTCGTATTGATAGAGTTAGTGGTAGTTGGAAACAAGTAGCTGATAGTGAACGCCAACTTTTAGCGTTAACAATTCAGGGGACAGATGAGACTGGTAAGGCTGTTTCTTATTTGCAGACGTATGATGCGGAAACACAAGAAATCAGCACAACGATGACAAACGTTACGCTCAATTTGGAGCAACAACGTAAGTCTGCTGCGGCATTAGCCAAGCAGGTCGAAAAAGACAACCAGTCTCGCTTGAATTTTCTATCAAAACAGCAAATTGAGATAAATAAAATCAATGCTTCTTACACTGGCCAGAGTTCGCAGAAACCGATTGTTGACCAGACGAGACTTGAATCGTTTGGTGCTAAGGTTGCAGAAATCAATAACAAAATTGCTGCACTTAAAGCTGCAAGCGGTGCACTGAGTGGAGAGCAACAGAGAGAGATCGTCGAACTCATTGCCAATGCAAAAGCGCTTGGTGAAGCGTATCGTACATTAGAGCGCGCTCCGACAAAAGATGTTGTGACGATTCGAGATGAGGAATTGTCAAAGTTAGATGCCTATAAAACAAAACTCGCAAATGTGGGCAATTTGACGCAAGATTTTGCATCCAGAATTGATAGGCTTCATAACGAGCTGAGTGGGGCTTCGGATGGAGCTGCGCTGACAAAATATCTCAATCAATTTAGCACTCTGAGTGCTGAGGTCAAGAGTTTTGATGCTCAGGTTACTGGCGTTATTCAGAAATACAATTCCTTGCTTTCAGCTCGTGGCAGAGCTACGCAAATAAGGAAAAAGATGGCCAGAACGAGTCGGGGGACTGAAGAGTATCAGACTATGGCGGCTGAGCTGGCTCGTGTTGAGGCCGAGCAATCGAAAATCACGCAAGAGATCAGAATCCAATCTCATCTCATGCCTGAAGTGGTTGCTTCCGCCAAAGCTCGTTCGCAACACGACGAGAGAGCTATTCAGCAAAACTATGAGCTTGCTGTTGCAGAAGGCCGCGTAAAAGATGCTGTTGTGTCTATCAATAAAGAGATGGCATCTATGCCGCAAAAGGTTGCGGAACTTCAGGCACGGTTTTCTGCTCTTGGGAATCCGTCAAAAGAACTCGCTGGAAATATCGCAGAATTGGACAGGCAACTTAAAGCAGTTAACGGTGACAAGCTAGATGACCAAGGCAAAATAGCCGCTTATGAAAAGCTCCGTCAAATTTTAGAGGATTGCACGTCCGAGGTAATGCATTTCGAAAAATTGTCGAGGCTTGATGTTGCTGATTCTCGTTTTGAGTCTGGGCTTGCCAAAGCGAAGCAAGACCTAATCACGATTGAAACAAAGTGGAGCGCGCTTAAAAACGACCCCGGTCTTAACGCGCAACTCAACCAGTTGAAAGTCAGTCTTGGCCGTGTAAACAGCCAAGCCGATTTCTCAAAGTGGAAAGCACAGTTAAGCGCATTCCGCGCTGAGGTTAAAGCCGCTGGTAAAGATACACTATCACTTGGTGATGTTTTCAAGAACAACCTCGCTAAGGTTTCTCAGTGGATTGGCGCAACAACTATTATCTTTAAGACGTGGCAAACGCTCAGAGAGGGATTCGATGTTGTTAAAGACCTCGATAATGCGCTTATTGACCTGAAGAAAACGACTGATGCGACGGAAGAGCAGTATCGCAGTTTCTATTATACGGCGAACCAGACTGCTAAGGAACTCGGTGCGTCTACAAAGGACATCATTCAGCAGACAGCAGACTGGGCACGTCTGGGGTACTCGCTTGACGAGGCGTCTACGTTGTCACGGAACTCTGCTATTTTCTCTGCGGTGTCTGAAGATCTTGATTTGACCGAGGCAACTGATGGCCTTGTCAGTATGCTGAAGGCGTTCAAGGAGTTGGACGTTAACGATTCTCTTGACGGAATTATTTCTAAGATAAACGAAGTCGGCAACAATTTTGCTGTATCGAATGCTGATATTGTTGATTCACTTACTAGATCGTCATCCGCAATGGCTGCGGCCAATAACACGTTTGAGCAGACTGTCGCGTTGGCTACTGCGGCTACGGAGATTACGAGAGATTCTTCGCAGGTCGGCAATGCCTTGAAGACGATTTCTATGCGCCTGAGAGGTTACGACGAGGAAACTGAAACATATTCTGATGACCTCAAGGAAATCACAGGCGATATTGCTAATTTGACGAAAGTAGCAAGCAATAATAATCAGGGAATCAGCTTGTTTGAGGCCGACGATCCAAACACTTATCGTTCTACTTATGATATTCTGAAAGATATCGCAGATATCTGGAATGAAATCAGCGATAAAAATCAAGCGCAGTTGCTCGAAAAGCTATTCGGCAAGCAACGCGCCCAGGTCGGTGCGGCACTTATCTCAAACTTTAAGCAGGCAGAGAAGGCTATGGACGCTATGGCCGGTTCTGCTGGCAGCGCGTCAAAAGAGTTGGAGCGTGCCCAAGACTCCATCGTGTTCAAACTGAATGCGCTGAAAGAGACTTGGGTTGGCGTTGCTCAAAATCTTTATGACACGCGAACGATCAAGAATGTGATTGACCTTCTGACGGATATGTCTGGCGTTGTGCAGACTATCACGAAGAGCCTTGGCACACTTGGCACGGTATCTGCTGGTGTACTTGGCGTTCAATTCATTCGCTCTGTGGGTAGACCCAAAATGACGGGTTTTCATGATGTGCCCACATATGCTCTGGTGGTGACACGGAACGAGCTGGCGGCGTGAGCCGCAGTAAGGGAGCATTGGCAAAACAGCCGAAATTGGCCGAAAGGCGAGTGGTTTTGTAATTCCACTCCGGGAACCGAAAGGAATCCGCAGCGAAGCTCATGTTCGCATGAGAACGTTCAGAGAGTATAATGGCTGCACGGCTTAATGAGTCGTGAAGGGGTATTCCAAATCAGCGCGAAAGCGTAAAAATTACAGGCGGGTCACGCCGCCGACCAAAATAGTGATCTATAGTGAGTCGCTGAAGCAGTGCTTCACAAACGCACGAGCCGTCTGCTGGAACAGACGGCTCACAAGTTGGCAGAGTGATGTTGTTACCAGCAACATCCATCTAAGGAATGGGATGCCGTCGTTGAGTATGACCCATTCTTTGAAGACGTTAAACTCATTAAATCTGTAAGCGAGTTTGCAGAAAAGATTGAAAAAGATAGGGTACTGTCTGTATTGGACGTAGCGGAATATATTTACTCTAAGACGAAGTGTAACAGTTCGTCGATATAGCGAATATTCATAATTTCACAATATTTGTATAGTTGACCTGGTGAATAAAGTAATGGTATAATTGATACGCAAGACGGTATGTAATAACAAAAATCTCGAAAAATCCCACTTTTGTATTGACAATTTATAAAAAAGTTGTAGGTTATGGTTGTAATACTTAAACAAGGGGGATCTGCGATGATTTTGGTCGATGCCTGCGCTAGCAAAGTTGTTGACAAAATGAATGCCAGTATTCTACCCGAGATGAGACTCACGCGATGTGAACATAAATTCAAAATGTACTCTAATCTTGTTGTTGCATTTATGTTTGTTGCTCCCGTTACTTTATCTTTGTTGTGTTCGCTGTTGAGCTTGAACAATAATACTGCTCAATCATGGGTAGAAGGGGTCATTACTGTTCTTGTTATTCTTGTTGGTATTTTTCTTTTGTTTTGGCAATCTGTATACGACGAGGCAAGGACGGAGTTGCAAGGAGCCGAAAAACATCTACAAGATGCATATGATTTTTTTGTGTCAACAGCGATTACGATGTTTAAGAAAGTAAAAGACGGAGACGCCTCTTTTGAATCTCTGGCAAATGCGTGCGCAAGCGGCATTGTAAAAAGCTGCCAGCACCGTTCCGGTTCTAACGGGTTCGCCGTGTACATTTATGAATATGATAAAAACAATAGAACTGTAGAGATGGTCGCTGCTAGTCAAGATGAAATGGTCGATACGTTAATGGATAATCCTCTGTTTCTATACGGATTATTTAAGCCTGTGTTTATCGATGACCCTCTTATTAAAGACTACTATTTCACTTATTGTCTGCGAGATAGCAAAAAGAAGTATATCCTAAGCACATGGGAAGATATGCTTATAAATTATTATTGGGCAGGGTGGAACGAGTTAGATAAAAATGAGTATATCGAAAATTTAGACAAAGAGGCTTGTCGGCACGCAGATTTCTTTTATAATCAGTATATGGCGATTCCGATTATCAATCATAAATCAGGCGCTAATGGGTTGATCGAAATTATTGCTTATTATGATGCTGTTATAGACTCCCCACAAAAAATTAAAAAAGAATTTTCACAGTTGTCAGAAGCGTATAGAAAAATGATGCGTGTTGTATACGAAATTGCAGATATTAAAGAGGAGGTGTATCAATGAAAAGACGTACAAGATCAATGCCTAATGGGAGCAGTAAAAGTCGTTCTGTGAAAGTCGTTTCTCCGGTCGGACAAACTCGTAGTGGGTATAAGATTTTTGTTAATATGGACGTCACTGATGAACAACTCCGAGCTGTTAGGGAACGGCAAGCAGAATCTGCTAGGACATTGGCAGATATCCAAAGAAACTACGATAGACTGTCAGGCAATGCTCAAAACGTGAAGATGAAAGCCTATGGAAGTTCCGATTAACATTTAGAAAACACAAACAAAAGGCGAGGCCGTTTGGCCTCGCCTTTGTCATATCAAAACTTACTGCCACAATTATTGCATTTCCACGTCTTCCCACAATCTCCAAGTCCATAAATCCCCACCAGCGCTATTTTTGCAGCCTTCTTCATCGTGGTCAGTCGCGTGAGATTTTCAGATCCGCAGATTGGGCATTTGGGAACGTGCTTGGGACGAGAAGTAGCGTCTGGGTTTTGCGGAAAGTAGTAGTTCTCAATTCCGCCATCATTTCTGAAATATTCGATGCTTTCTTCTGACTCTGGGTACATGAGAGCGTAATGGAATTTGTATGCATCTGAGTTGGTGTCCAGTTGCGACTTGTCGAATAATGATTCAAATATTGGTCTGTTCGTCGCGTATTCTGCTAGAATGTGTGCAGATGCAATCCAGCGATCAGGCCACCACGATTCTGTTTTATAGTTAGAATAATAGATTTTGTTGTATTCATCATATGTCATGTCCAATTCTATATATGGAACATTACATGAGCAGAGGAACGTTGTTTTTGCTTTTTTAGGATCGTCCATAATTCTTCTACGCTCTGCGATTGATGGCTTCACGATTTCAGCGCATTTTGGGCAAGCAATAATTTTAGGGGAAAACCCACAGTAGGGGCATCTGCTTCCTGGAATCCATGCACGCTTGCATTGTGGGCATACGTCTCCCGTCAAGTGACGGCCAATATTGTTAACTACATCTTCCCATGCCATAGGCTCACATCCTTTTGTATTAGTTACTAAGATTACCACGTTTTCTCTTATTTGTCAACTCGCACATTAGTTTGAAGCAATATAATGTTTGGTCGGCATCATATTGTAATGATTGGCATCACTTAAAGTATTAAAAAATGCGAAGTCGCAAATAGAGGCGCTTAATAACGAATACGCGGATAAGACGCAAAATGTCTCTGGTGGGGCGGCTGTTGCCGGGGCTGTTGTTGATGATGTTGATACGGCTAAGGTAAATGAATATACTGCTGCTTTGGCTGGCTTGTCTGCGGAACAACAGCGGGTACTACTTAGCACGGCCGCGCTCACAGACAAAGAACGCAAGAATGTCTTGGCTAATCTTGAGTCAATTCGTAGCACAAATGAACAAAAACTGGCCTTCGTTGCCAAAAAGTATAACCTTGATAAGGCTACCGTTGCTCAACAACTTGGCATAGAAGCTGACAAAAAGTATACTCAGGCTGAAATAGAGGCGAGAATCGCCGCATCTGATTTTGGCAAGTCCCTGTCGAAACAACAACAGAAACAAATGGCGGCAGAATTGGCTACCAGAAGTCACGCCGCCTCTCTCAAAGAATGGGCTGGCAGCATGGCGCTTGCTGTTAAGGCTGCTGCAAAGAACTTCATCAGCAGCCCTATAGCAATCATTTCCGCCATCACGACGATCGCTTCTGTGGGCATCAATGCGATTCGCAATGCTCAAGAAAAAGCAAAACAGGCTGCTGAGGAAAACGAGCAAAAGGTCAATGACGTTGCTAGTGCCGCGAACGATCAGCGCGAACAACTGAACGACCTCATTGCGCAGTACAGCAAACTTGCTTCTGCCGGTGATTTTGATTCGTCTTCTCGTGAGCAAGCCCGAAGCATCCAAGACCAGATCACAGAGTTGGTTGGCTCTCAGGCGGATAATCTTGATCTTGTGAATGGCAAGCTAGACGATGAGATTGTCAAGCTCAAGAATGTATCTGCTGAACAGGCAAAACAGAATGCGAATGCGCTTCAGACGAAGGTAGAAAGCGCCACAAACAAGTATAAGCAAGGTGCTCTTACTGAGGACGCTGGCACTAAAACGATTGACAACCCGTATTCTACGGGAGCCGACATTGAGCTTGCAAATAGCAAGGCTCTGAATGAAGCGCTTAAAGAAGCCCGTTATTCCGGCGAGGCATTGCTGGATGTCAACAACAAGATAGACGTAAGCTGGGCGGCTATGGGCAAAGACGCTGCTGGCATGGTCGATATCTATAAAGAGATTCAAGATACGCTTTTGAGCACTGACGAATGGCGTAGCACAGATGAGAGTGAGAACTCTCAGCTCTTAAATGATATCCAGAGCAAAATTGATCTCTATCAAAGTATCGTTGATGAGTATAATTCGGCGGTTGCAAATCAGATGCAGAATGATGCTGTCATTAAAATATCTGATATGCTCAAGGAAACAACGGTCAATTCTCAAGAGACGTTCGATTCCTTTATCGCGTCTATCAACAACATGGAGGGTGCGTCAGATCAGTATAAGCAATATCTGACTGAAGTGGCCAATCAGACATTCCCGCAATATGCCGATGCGGCTCAAAATGCAACGAACGCGACTGACTCCTTCAGCGCTGCCATGTCCACAGTCAAGGATGTGATGAACGAGGCATCGTCTACGTCTGTTGATGCTGCGAATAAGGCTGAGGCAGATGCCATTAGAGAAGAAACTGCTGCGCTTGAGGCATCCAATGATGAACTTCAAAAGCATATTGATAACCTGCAAAATGCCAATGATAAACGCAGCACTCTTGCGATTTCGAACTACACAGCCGAAATCGCAAAGAACAATGCGGCGATTGCCGAGAATAACCGGCTGTTGAATAATATGCCAAGCCCGTGGTCTGGCATCCTAAGCACTTTTGACACATGCTCTGGCGTACTTGAGCAAATCGCGTCGATTCAGAATACAGTCGCGGACAGCTTCACAATTTCTGCCGACAAGGCGCGTGAGTTTGCTGAGGCGTACCCTGAGATTCTTGCGAATGCAACCGTATCCGCTGATGGTCAGGTGACGTTGAATCAGGGCGTCGTTGATGCGTTTATCAGCGGCAAACAAGAACAGGTTAATGCGGCCATTGATGCGGAGATTGCAGACCTTCAGGCTAAGAAAGCATCTCTTGAAGGCAAAATGGCGTTTGCTCAGGCAGAACTTGAAATTGCACAAAATGTTGGCGAAGGCGAGGGGCAAATTTCCAAGGAAGTCGCTGAGTATCGTATCAATACCGGTAACATAATGGCTCAAGCACTCATTGACAACGGAGTACAAGAAGCAGATGCATGGCGTCTTGCGGCTGCTGCTATGGCTCAAAACACGGAAGAGTTTGACCGTGTGGCGATGGAAGTTTGTACGGATGTCAATGGGAATTTCAACGCTGCTGCTTATAACGCGGCGCAGTCCATTTATCAGAACATGGCGTCTGGCAAGTCGAGCGTAGCATCTTTTGCAAAGCAATGCCATGAAGCTGCTAAGGCGTTTGCTGGAATTGGCAGCGGCGAAGAAAGAGGTATGGACGCCGTAGTCGGTGGAGCGACAGGCGCTGTATCTGGCAAGTCGATTGATCTCAACCTCACGAGTGGCAGTTTTGACGGGACTAATTACACCTATAAGGCTACCCAAACGTCGCTTGATGATTTTACCTCAAACTTGCAACTTGATATTTCAAAATATCAGCAACAGATTGCTCAAATTGATTCTCAGATTGCGCTTCTTGAATCTCTGAAGAACAAACCGCTTGGTAGCTATGGCAACTCTAGTGGTGGCGGTGGCTCAAAAGGTGGTTCTGGTGGAGGATCTAGCTCTAGCACTAAAGAGGTTGAGGAATACATCGCCAGCATTGACGAGTATCGTGAGGCTTTGGAACGTCTTGCTCGTACTCAGGCAAAGGTTGATGAGATTCAGCAGAAAATCAATCTCTCAGACAATCTCGAAGAGCAGTTGCTCATGCAACAGGTGCTCATTGGAGCATACGAGCGTGAGCAGGATGCGCTTGTCAATCTGAATAATCAGCGCAAGAAAACGCTTGCATCCGGTGCAGAGGAACTGCGCAACATGGGATTTGCGGTTGAGTATAACGCAGAAAAGAACGAGTTCTTTGTGGAGAACATGGAACACGTCAACGACCTTGTTGCGGACAGCGCGGGTGATTTTGACACGCTGCAAGAGGCGACGAACGATCTCCGCAAGAGCACCGAAGAGCACATAAAGACGCTCGAAGACCTGAACAAATCCAATCAGGATAGCGCGAATGATTTTGCCGACCTCAAGACGAAAATCAAAGATGCTCGTGAGGAAATCCAGAATCTCCTTGAGACGATGGTCAAGAACAAGTCTGAGGCCGTTGACTCGATTCAAGAAGTGTATGAGACGCTGCACAATGCGGCTGATGAGTACGCTAAGAGCGGCTTATATGTTAGGTCGCGTTCATAGTAATATGTTCGAAAAATAAAACCCATTGAAATGCTGGGAACCCCTAAAGGCAACCGCGCCACAACGTAAGAGTGAACAACTCTAAGCGTGACGGCGACGAAAGTAGAAAGAAGCGGTTGTATGGCGCAAGGTTAAAACCTAAACGCTAGAATAATGGGCAATCAGCAGCCAAGCCTCGAAGAGAGGAAGGTTCAACGACTATCCCGGAAGGGAGTAGGACGGCAAGCGATAGGCCGTCCGAAGTGGTGGGCATCCCATCAAGAAATCTCAAATTGCCTCTTGACAAAAAAGGAAAAAGAAGGTAATATAATAGAGAATTATCCGAAATGCATAATATTTTCGGACGGAAGAGATTTCTTGAGGATGAAGATATAGTCTGCGCCAGCGCGAAAGCGCTGGACGGCGAAAGCCGGTTGCGGTGTAGCGAACCGATAAGGAATCTCCCTTATAACTAACGAAGGGAGGTGCAACGATGATTAAGTCTTATAAAATAAGACTATACCCGACGAAAGAGCAAGAAGTTCTAATGTGGAAACACATAGGAGCTTGCCGATACATTTGGAACTATATGCTTGCGTATCAGCAGGAGCAATACGCGAATGGCGAGAAGCATTTGTCTGCATTCGACATGATAAAGTTGCTGACGCCGTTGAAGAAAGACGGAGAACACGAGTGGTTATGCGAAGTGTCGAATGCGTCTTTAGGCGTTGTTTGTCGTGATCTTGATAAAGCGTATGAACGATTTTTCAAGGAGGTTTCGCGTTTCCCGAAATTCAAGAGCCGCAAGCATAGTAAACCGAGTTACCCTGTAAGAGCAGATGATATGTATTTCAAAAATGGAAATGCAGTTCATGTGGCTAAAGTTGGAATGGCCAAATATAAAACTGATTTTGGCCTGCCGCAAGGCAAAGGAAATAAGTTTACGAATCCGCGAATTTCAAATGTAAATGGCAAATGGATGCTATCTTTCGGCATGGAGAGCGAGAACCAAGCGCCTGTGCTGACGGATATTTCAATGGGTATAGATTTAGGAGTAAAAGACTTAGCGATAGCGGAATTTAATGGGATGAAAATCACATATCGCAATATCAACAAAACGTCAAAGATGAAGCGTCTTAAAAAACAAAGACGTCATTTGGAACGTAGTATTTCCAGAAAGTATGAGCAAAATCGTCGTGGGAATACGTTTGTCAAGACGAACAACATAATGCGAAGTGAAGAACGTCTCAAAAAGATGTATGCACGAATGGCCAACATTCGCACGAACTACATCCACCAAACGACGCATGATCTTGTGTCACTGCTCCCGAAAAGAGTGGTGATGGAAGACCTGAATGTAATTGGGATGATGAAGAACCGTCATCTCAGCAAAGCGATTCAGGAGCAGTGTTTTGCGGAGTTTATTAGACAGATGCAGTATAAGTGCGAATGGAACGGGATTGAGTTTGTTCAGGTGGATAGATTTTATCCAAGCAGCAAGACTTGTTCTTGCTGTGGTGCGATCAAGCACGACTTGAGACTCAGAGACAGGGTATACGTGTGTGCAGAGTGTGGCGCGGAGATAGACCGCGACTACAATGCCGCTATCAATCTAAGCAGGTATGTAGCCTAAAATGCAGAGGGGCTACAACCTCAAGGTGTCGTTGCACCTTCAAGCTGTGGAGCGTCAAACGAACCCAAGTAGTCACGACGAACGGGGACGCTGTGAAGCAGTAAGTTACTGTTAGTTCAACGTAACACAACGGATATAGCGATAGACACCTTGCAAAGCATCATTGACCTTGGTATGGAGTACGTCGCTTATCTCATGGACGAGAACGGCAACCTTGTCATCAACGAGGAGCGCATCAAGAAAGTCATTGCGGCGAGAACACAACAGATGGCTGTTGAGACGGCGCTCACTTACGTTGAGTCCTTGAGAATTGCCAAGCAGAACGACGATGTAGAGACGATGAATCGGTTGCTGAATGCGACCGAGGAAACGACGAACGCAACGTGGGGTTTGGTATATGCCAATCTCAGTATGCTTGACCTCACAGAGGAACAGCACAAGGCAGCTCTCGCCAATATCAATGCACTCCGTGCTCTAGCTGACAGTGCGGTTGATAGTATCGGCAAATCGTCGGATGCTTTGTCAGACAGTCTGAACAACATGAAGGACGGGCTAGACAGCATCTTAGATTATGTCATCAGCATGTTGACGCAACAAATCAATGACCAAATTGATTCGTTGAACGACATGAAAGACGCTTACTCTGAGATAATTGATCTCAAGAAAGAATCTCTTGAGGCTTCTAAAAATGAGAATAATTATCAAAAAGAGCTTGCGGATAAGATGAAAGAGATGGCGAAGCTCCAAGCTCGTATTGACATCTTGTCTCTGGATGATAGCCGGTCTGCGCAGGCGGAGCGTGCAAAGTTGATGGAGGAGATGCAAGACCTTCAGAGCGAAATGTCCGAGAAGCAGGCTGACCATGCTCGTGAGGCTCAGGAGGATGCGCTTGACAAGATGAACGAGGCGTATGGCAAGGAAAAGGACAAGGAAATCGAAGCACTTGAGGAAAGTATCTCGTCATATCAGAAAAAGTATGACATGGCGATAAAGTATATCCAAGAGCATTGGGATACGCTTTTTGACGAGCTTATCAACTGGAACACTGAGTACGGCAACGATCTGAACGAGACTGTCGTTAAGGCGTGGGAGAGTGCGCTTGAGGCAGTCAAGAAATATGGCAACTATGTTGATGCTCTTGACCAAGTGAATAAGGACATCGAAAAGAACGATTCTTCTGGCGATGGGTCGAATACTACTATCGGTAAAACGGAGTATGACGATCAGTACACCAACGGAGAGAAGGTTCATGCGATTGTTAAGCAGATGAATGCAAACGCAGAAGCATGGCATACTGCTGATGAGAATGAGCGTAAAAGGCTCGCTGATGATAGTGTCCGGTTAGGAAAAGAACTTGAGAAGTATGGGGTATATGTTTATCGTGATAACTCTGGCACTTGGCGTATAAAGGGGACAGATGAAGAACTGTTTGAGAAATACGACAAGTATAAGTACAACAATGGAATCGGAGAACTTGATGAAGTCGAAACTGTTAAGAATGATTCTGGTAAAAAGTTAAAAAACGGTTGGTTTTATAAGGGGCTTGCCGCTTCCGTGCAGCGAATCAATCGTGGTCAGGCTGCGATGTCAAAATTGTCTGGTAACGGCACGTCAAAACTGTATTCGAATGACGCAAATGCTGCTACAAAGTATGTTTCGACCGACAACAGTCAGACGGTTAATATCGTATTTGGAGATACGAATATCACGAATGCCGACCAGAATACGGTTGAGCAACACGCGAAGGTTACTGAGGATCAGGTCAATCAGATTGCTAAGATTCTTGGTGTTAGAAGGTAGTAAGATGCGGGAGCGCCGAATGGCGCTCCCGTTTGCGTAATCCAGTGAAAGGATGGTTGAATGTTTAGGACTTACGATTTTTCTTTCGCGGGTTATCCGGCAAGTATGTATGGGCTGTTTGTTGCCGATATCGGCAACAACAAAATGGCCGATGAGAGTTTTGGCAACAAAGCAAATATTGTTGAACAGCGCATTGCTAACCGGATAACACCGCTTCATTTTGGCGTCAAGTATAATGAGAAGCCGCTTCAATTTGAGCTGATTTTTGGTAGCGATCATTTACTGGACAAATATGAATGTCAAGAAGTGTCTAAATGGTTAACTGGGCATCAGGATTATCAGTGGCTCTCTATTGACCAACCAGACCTCGATGACAAACAGTTTCGGTGTTTGATTCAAGAACTGACGCCAATCAGTATTCGTGGGCTTGCAAATTCGTTTAAGGCAACTGTTATTTGTGATTGTCCATATGCTTATGGATTGCCTTTTGATGATAATTATACTGTAAGAGGCACATCCAATATCATTTATTATAATGATGGCAGTTGTAGGGAACTTATGAAGCCGCATATCACGATTACGCTGAATGCTGGATGCACGGAATTTTCTATTGATAATAAGACAACTGGAAAAAAATTCGAATTATCTGGACTTCCAGGCGACGCTATGACGATAGACGTTGATAACGAAAATTGCATTATGTCCGAAAGAACCGGAAGCGTCAATATTTATAATTATTTTAATTTTAATTTTGTTGGGCTTGCCAGCGGAGATAACGAAATGATTATAACAGGCGACGCAGATGTTCGCATACAAGGGCGTTTCCTTTATAACGTGGGGGCGTGATATGCAACACCATTTTCAAGAAAGGTAGGTGAGGCTGATTGTATCTAAACTATTCAAAGATAGAGTTTGATAAAGCCGGTTATCCCGAACAGCCGATGTTGCAGTTGCGCACGTTGTCCGGCATTAAGCAAGGCGCAATCCCGTTCTCCTACAATGTCAAATTCGATATCAAATATGCGGAACTGAGCACACTCGAATTTGATGTCCCGTATTTTGTAGACGGCGTTGTCAATCCGGTCTATAAGAAATTAAACGGGTATGCTGAGGTCTATACAGATCACTACGGCATTTACGTGCTCATGTCGCCGAAAATCTCTGGCGATGGTGTGTCGGAAATCAAGCACGTCACTGCGTATTCGATTGAGCAACTTTTTGAGCGCAAGCGAATCTTCTTGGAAGATGGCACGTATAACTTTTGGAATCCTGCTTTGCCTGACGATACAGTCCTTGGTCGTGTGCTTGAGCTTGACCCAACGTGGCGCGTCGGATACGTTGACCCGAAGTTTATTGGGATGTATCGCACGTTCGATGAGTACGAGAATGACGGCTTGACATTTATTTACAATGACGTGCCTGAAAAATACGGTTGTACTATTGTGGTTGACCCGTATGAAAAAACTCTTAATGTATATGACGCATATACGAGCAGAGGCACGCTACCTATCTATCTCAGCTATGAAAACCTCGTGAGCGAGGTTGGCGTTGACGAGCTGTCGGATGATATTGTGACGAAGCTCCATGTGTATGGCAGTGATGATATGTCTATACGCGAGGTAAACCCTACCGGCGCTGATTACATTGTTAACCTCGATCACTTCATTTCTCGCGGCGATTTGGATATTGAGATTGATGGAGTTAAACTGTCTGATAAGGTTAAGTCGTGGCAGAAGGAGATTAAGGCGAACCAGCATTACTATACCGGTCTTGTGGCGTTGCGTGCCTCTGAAACTGCTCAGAAAATCGCGTATGAGACGGAATTGACCGAACTGAACGGCGAAATGGATACGCTGAAGGCGCAACAGAATGTGATTATTCAGGCGTTGGCACTTGAGACTACGGACGCTGGAAAGCAATCGCAACAAGCGCAACTCGACGATGTGAACAAGAAAATCGCTACAAAAGAGGCAGATGTCGCAAGTTGCGAGGCAGAAATTAAGGAAACAAAAACTCGTATTGAGAATTATGCTTCTGAGATTGCGACTATCAGCAAAACGCTTTCTATGGAGCAGTGCTTCACCGAGAAAGAAATGTCCGCGCTTCGGCCTTATCTGATTGATGAGACGCTGACAGAAGAAACGTTTGTTGCTACAGACATTGACGCTAAAGCGTCTGGTGCGTTTCAAAGCATTACGGGCACGATTGCAATTTCTGAGAGTGATGTTGCGCGAGTGGATATGACGCAACCGTATACGAAGCAGTTATATACGCTGACAGGCGGCAAGTTGGAGATCGCAAGCGTACAGATTTCGGCGACGATTATTCGAGGTACGATTGATGTTACTCCTAGTGATAGTACGTTTGTGCTGTCTCTGTATCTTGGCGACGTTGTTTATGGGAAACACGATTTCGCAAGCGGAATGCTTACAATGTCGGGCGATTTTTCACAGTTAAATAGTGATGTCGTGGATGTTACAGAGAACGAAATCACAGAGCATAAAGGACATTCGGTTTCAATTACGACGGCAAATTGCCAGTCTTTTTTTACTGTTAACGTAAGTGAATATCAGCAATATGTTATTGCCGAAGAACTGTATGATTTCGGGGCAGATTCGCTGAATGATTCTGCGTATCCCGTATACGAGTTCTCACTGAGCAGCGGTAACTTCTTGTTTGCTAAAGAGTTTGCTCCGTTTCGCAATGCGCTTGAACTTGGTAAGGGTGTTCATTTGAGTCTTGGTAGCGAAGGGCATCTCGTGGCGAACATCATTGGCGTGTCTTTGGACTTTGATGACAAATCGTCTTTGTCGTTGACGTTCTCGACGAAATTCCAAAAGCATAATGGCGCTCAGGCGCTACAAGACATTCTGCAAACATCATATAGCGCTTCGCGCAGCTTCGATGCGTCGAAGCATTTATATAACCTCACGGCGGGACAGGCTAGTGAGGTTTCAAATTATATAAATGGTACGCTTGACGCTTCTGTGAATCGTATTGTTGGCGCGTCGAATCAGTCTGTCAATATCAGTGGAGCTGGTATTGAGGTCGGAAGTGATAAATATCAACTGCGCATCGTGGACAATATGATTGCCATGACGGATGACAAATGGCAGACGGCAAAACTTGCTATCGGGCGATTTGCAACGCCGGAGACTGGTGAGCAGTGGGGTGTCAATGCAGAGTTGCTTGCTGGTAAACTTATCATTGGAAACAACATGATCCTTGAGAATCCGAAGGTGGATGCGCAAGATTTGCCGACTGGCACGATGCAGTTCAAGGTGGATTCGACCGGCGTGTGGCTAAATAACAGTACCATGATTCTGCAAAAGGATAATGGCGGTCGAATGATCCTTGATTCTGACTACGGCATCATGGCGGGAACTGATCTTTTGTTTACCACGAATGGCACACAAGTAACCCCGTCGTTCATTGGTGATGACGGAGACATTGTTTATGATGATATGGGTATGCCGAAGAACGCGAACTTCTTCTTGGACATCAACGATGGAAGCGCGTTTTTCCGTGGTAAGGTTGATGCTGAATCAGGTCACATTGGTGGCTTCACGATTGAAGAAGACTTTTTGGAAGCTGGCTCCAATATGAACTATGTCGGCCTTAATGGTTCAGGTAGCAATCAAAACAGTTTGTATGCATTTTGGGCTGGTGCAAAAGAACCGGAGAAAGCAAACTTCTGGGTTAAGAAGGATGGCACTATTTACGCAAAAGAGGGTCAATTCATTGGCACTATGAGTGGCGTTCTTGATGGAGATCTGATTGCGAACCAACAAAATGGCTCATGGGTCATCGGGTGCGGATTAAAAGTAAATGATGGCAGATTCTTGGTCGAGCAAAATGGCGATGTAGTTATTGCTGGAGGCGTAAACATCTCCGGTGCTGGTTCGATTGATGCGCATTCAGTGTTGTATAAATCCGACGAGTATGGTGGATTTTGTTGCGATGATAGAAACAACGGTGTGGCGACTACGCATGGTGCGGTTATGTACAGCAAAGATAAATCCAGTTATCTTATGGCTACTAATGCAAGCGCATATATCAAATCTAACGGAGAATATATGGCCGTCGCAGGCAGTGGAGTAACTGTAAGCAAACCTGTCAGAACGGTTGCAGATAAGCGCCTGGCATCGAATGTATCGAGTAATCTTGCGAAGTATGATGCGTTTTATAACGCTCTCGCTCCTAGCTCTTTTAAATTTAAGAGCGATGAGAACGGAAGTACGCATATCGGGTTCTCCGCACAAGATGTTGAAACGGCTTTGAAAAGTAATGGGCTGACGCTCGGTGATTTTGCTGGCGTTTCTAAGTGTGCAGGCTCAACAGACGTTCATTCTGATTATACGGATCAATACTATCTTCGTTACTCGGAATTTATTGCACTGAACACGTACCAAATCAAGAAACTTATGGAGCGAGTTACGGCTCTGGAAGAAAAGACATGATACATCAGGGGGAACAATTAGATTGAATAACGATATGGATATCTTGATTGCTGTTTTGAATACGATGGACGAAATCAGCATTAGCGGCAGAAAAAACATCGAGAACTTTAGAAATTGCGTCATTGCGCTTGAAAAGCTGGTTGCGAGCATGAACGAACGGAATGCAAACAACGTTGACGCATGATATATGGGGGTGACTTCGCTCTTGGGAAGTTGTGTATATAATCAATACACCTTGCCGCAATTTGATTTTATTGGCGGAACGACGCAGAAATATACTATTCCTGTTTCGAGTGTCGCCAATATCTCTGATTCAGAAGCAAAGTCGTACCGTGCCGCTTTTGCTATTGTTAATTATGTGAATAGAGATTGTGCCCCAATCATATCTAAGGAAGCTACATTGGACACGACTGGAAAATTTATCACTATCAGTTTGTCTCCAAATGAGACGCTTAATTTGACTGGGAAATTTGTTTATCAGGTATCTTTACGAAACGAAAATAGCAATAGCGAATACCACGGTCAAGGCTTGCTGATTGTGGCAAGAAATATTGATAGGACTGGAACTGTGCTGAATCCTTATCGGAATAAACCTATTACATGGGGCAATTTGAAAAATGGCTTTAGCACGGCGCAGACCGTGACGATCGCCGATGGCACGGAGGTGGCGTATTGATGAAAAAGCTCTACGAAGAAATGATTAAAACAAAAGGTGGTGAGCGCATATGTCTCAGGCATATTTGGGCAGTTTCAATGGGACTGTCACTCCGAATGTGAATATGCTAAAGGTTTTTAAGGAAAATGAAATCGCAGCGAATCCGAATAGTATTTTGAATTACTGCGATATGACGCTCGTGAAATTCGGTATCTCTGCTCCGGCTGGCACGAAAGTGAAAATCAATGGCAGAGAGATCCCTTTGTTCACTGGCATTTTTGAGCTTGGCATGAACCAGCTCGACATTACGTCGCTCGAATTTGAAGAGGCGGTAGATGTGAATATCTACTATATGTATTAAGGCGGTGGGTCAATATGTTTTTTGTGGAAGACCCCAGATGGCGTGACGCACTAGTTGCAGGCGGCGGCTCTGATGGCGTTGCAGCTTTACAGGCTGAGATCGGTCGTGTAAAAGAAGATATGAAGAAGAAGGCTGACGGGATCACTTATGATGATAAAACGCGCAAGGTGCAATTGAAATCTGGCGATACTCTGATCGGCGCTGCAATTACCGTTCCCTCAGATAATTACGCAGACCAGATGTCCTCTGGCGGCAGTGAGGAATGGTCGGGCATGGACACTTCCGGCTCAACTGGCAATGGCGAGAAATGGTCTGATATGTAATTGCGCAAACCTCCGCATGGACGGGTTGCATATATAATTTCAAGAAAGGGGGAGGGATATTTGGGCACGAAGGTTGTTTATAAGCAAGGCTCAAAGCAAACTTATCTTGGGCTTACAAGCCGTCTGAGTAATGCGCTTTACTTTTGTACAGACACCAAAGAACTGTACAAGGGCGATGATCTTTATTCGGACGGCTTGCGATTTGTTTCGAGCATTTCTACGTTGCCTGAGTTTTCTAAGGCGTCTGACGGCATCCTGTATTACTGTCAGGCCGAGGAAACGTGCTTCGTTCTAAACGAGACGAGAGATGATTGGCTGTGTTTGTTTCCGCGAGATAGATTCCCGACGTTAACAGAGGCACAGGCATGGATTCAAAAATACGATTGTGCAGGCCGAATTATTACCGTGCAGAACGGTGAGGAATGGACTCCGTACATCGTAAAAAATGACAAGACACTGTCTCCGTTTCAGTCAGCACCTATTGATATTAAGGTAATCGACGGCGGGACAGCTTTTGTTTAACTAAAATTGAAAGGGAAAAGTTATGTCTGACAAAACTTTGAAAACTACCATTCAATTCAGACGAGATACCACTGAGAATTGGGTGACGAACAAAGACGTCGTGCCTGCCGCTGGCGAGCCTTGCTTTGACAAGGACACGGGCGTGCTGAAAATTGGCGACGGCGTTGCTACCTATGAAAATCTCCCGCGTGTCGGCGGTGTTTCCGCTGCGCACTATGAGGGTGTTAAGGGCGATGGCGAGAGCGATACCGCTGTTATCGAGCGTGTGCTGGCCGCTGCTGGCGCTGAGGCGAAAGTGGATGACATTTTTGTTGTCAAGACGCTGATTTCTGACGGGAAATATTCTTACACTGCGTATGTTTACAACGGCACTGCTTGGGGCGCGATGGATGGAAACTATAATGCTGAGAACGTTTATTTCGCTGATGATCTCACCTATACTTCGGCCATCGGTGTTATGACGGTTCCGTCATCTGGCTCTGGAACGATTCGTGCCGCTGGCAAGAACGTAAAGGACGTTCTGGCTTCCATTCTTGCCAAAGAGAAAAATCCTACGGCTACTCAGCCTGCGGTTAATGTGACCTGCGCGCAGCTCGGCGCATACGAGGTCGGTACGTCTGTGACGCCGTCTTATAAAGCTGCGCTGAGTGCTGGTAGCTATACTTATGGCCCGGGTACTGGTATCACTGCAACCAAGTGGAGCGTGAGCAATGGCGCTGACACAAAGGAGACGGCCGAAGGCACGTTTGATGCTATCATCGTTGCCGACAACACGAACTATGCGATCACTGCGACTGCGACGCACGGCGAAGGCGCTGTCCCCGTGACGAACCTTGGCAATGCGTATCCGGCTGGCAAGATTTCTGCTGGTACGAAGTCCGGCACTGCTTACAAGAGCGCGTCTGCAAAGGCCACTACGAAGATTACCGGTTATCGTAACTCCTTCTACGGCACGCTGACCGAAAAAGATGGCGAAATCAACTCGGTGCTTGTGCGTGGTCTGGCTACCAAGTCCAACAAGGCTCTGGCGAATGGTAACTCGATCAATCTTACGATTCCTGTTGGTGCGAAGCGCGTTATGTTTGCATATCCCGCGACTCTGCGCGATGTCAGTTCCGTGCTTGACGTGAACGGTCTGAACGCTGAAATTAAGTCTGGTTTCACAAAGAGTGTTGTCTCTGTTGAGGGCGCTGCTGGCTATCAGGCGATTGACTATAAAGTTTACGTTCTCGATTACGCAAACGCGAACGATGCGGCGAACACTTATAAGGTCACTATTTGATTAGAAAGGAGGAAAGGATAATGGCTGATTTTGGTAAACTGAATTTCTCCGTTGCTTTCAATCCTACTACTGCGTTCCCTCTTGACGCACGTTACTACTTTGCGACGCTTGCTGAGGCGCAGGCTGCTGCCGCTGCCGCTGTCGAGGTCGGTAGTTCTGATGGCACTTATTTCTTTGGCGAAATCGTTTGCGTCGTTGCTGATGGTGTTGCTTCTCTGTACATCATCCAGCCTGATAAGACGCTGAAGCCTGTTGGCACTGAAGTTCTCGGCGATGGCAAATCTATCGAAATTAAAGATGGCAAGGTTGCTGTCAAGGGTTCTGATGAGGCTACTGCTGGTCAGCAACCGCGCATCAATGCGGCTGGCAACGCCATCGAGTGGTATACGCCCGATACGAGCACCGTTTCTGGCCTTGCTGATACGGTTGCTGGGCATACAACCGACATTGGCAATCTTCAGAGTGGCAAGGCTGATAAGGCCACTACGCTTGAGGGTTATGGCATCACGGATGCTATGACCGCTACTGCTATCAGCGAAGCGATTCAGGCGGCTATTGCTGCGACTGGCCACGCTTCGTTCAAGAAGGTAGATGATATCCCTGCTGTCGAGGCCGCAGAGGATAACATTCTTTACCTTGTGATGAATGCGGGCACAGGTTACTACGACATCTATGCTAAGGTGGATAATACTGTTGTCCGTCTTGATGACGTGTCTGTTAACCTTGATGCCTACTCCACTACTGAGCAGATGAATTCTGCCATTACTGAGGCTATCAAGAATAAGGTTGATGCTGAGGTTGGCAAGAGTCTGTCGAGCAACGATTACACGACAGAAGAGAAAGAGAAACTTGCTGGTATCTCCGCTGGTGCTGAGGCAAACGTTGTCAAGTCTGCGTCCGATGAGTTTACCATTTCTGATGCTGGCAAACTGAGTCTTGCTAGTGTTGAGATGGCAAAGGTGACTGGCTTGCCGGACGCTCTCAAGGCTAAGGTTGATGCCGTTGAAGGAAAGGGTCTTTCTGCTAACGATTTTACCAACGAGCTGAAGGGTAAGCTGGATGGTGTCGAGGTTGGTGCGAATGAGAACCTGATTGAGATTGTTAAGGCTAATGGTGTTGCACTGAATATCTCCGAGAAGGCTGTTGACATTCCGCTTGCTGGTGAGACTGCTGGTTTGGTTGTCAGTTCTTCTGCTGAAAACAAGGTCGCTGTTGCGGCTGATGGCACGATGGAGGTTAACTCCGTCAACATCAATAAGCTCGTTCAGACTGATGGCGACACTCTGATTCTTGACGGCGGGAGTGCTTCTGTCTAATTCTTAATTTGTGTTATCGAGGTTGGAAAGGCTCCCGACGCTCCTCTTATGAGGAACCTGAGATGCAGGATACGCCGCCCTGCCGACAACAAACTGAATACTAAATAGCCGAGTGCTAAAATGCGCTTGGCTTGTTAATAACTGAAAGGTGGCCTATTATGGCAGATAAGACTTTTAATACGAGAATTTCTCTGAAATATGATACTTATGCAAACTGGATAAACAAAGACCCTGTTCTGCTTGCAGGCGAAGCGGCTGTTGTCGTTGTTCCGGCAAAGTCTAACTCTGTATTCTAAGGCAAAGGGTGTTGCGGAGTGGACGCTTCAGGATACAATCACGATTCCTGATGAGACTGTCCACACGCTTGTTGAGGGCACTGCCAATGGCACTGTGAAGTTTGACGGCGCTGATGTTGCCGTCCACGGCCTTGGTTCTGCGGCTTATGTTGACACAGATGCGTTTGATGCCGCTGGTTCTAAGGACGAAGCAATTGCTGCCGCTAAGTCCGCTGGTGACAATGCGCAGACGGCTGTTGATGCACTTTCTGGCAAGGTCGGCACTGTCACTGAAGGCAAGACTGTTGTTGAGATGATTCAGGATGCTCAGGCCGCCGCTACTTACGATGACAAGGACATTAAGTCGCGTATGACTACTGCCGAGGGCAAAATCACAACGCTTATTGGTGAGGACGCATCAAAGTCTGCTCGTGCGATCGCGGCTGAAGAGGTTGCTAAAATCGTTGATGGGGCTGATAGCTCTTATGATACACTCAAGGAAATCGCTGACTGGATTTCCGGCCACAAGACAGATGCTACGGCCATGAACAGCGCGATTATTGCGCTGGAGGGCATCGTTGATGGTATTGGTGGCGATGGCGAGAAGGCCACAGTCGTTGCTTATGTGACCGATGCGATTGCGGCACTGAAGATTGGCGATTATGCCAAAGCTGCCGACCTGACTGCACTTGCCGGACGCGTTGATACGCTGGAGGGGACGGCTCATGAGCACGCGAACAAGGCTGTGCTTGACGGCATTACTGCTGAAAAAATCACCGCTTGGGATGGCAAGGCTGATGCAAATCACAAGCATGACATTGCGGACTTGAATCAGGCCGCTGGATACATTGTCCTGAACTGCGGGTCTGCATCCGTGAATATCTGATATAATTTAGTGTAACCGCGTCGTGAATTATCACGGCGCGGTTTTTGCATATTCTCGTGCGCATATGGGCTTTTGTTTTTCTAAATTTGTATATTGTTGCTGTGTAAACACAACCTACGATACCTAGAAAGTATATGTAGATACATGGCTTTATGTAACGGAAAATCCTGTGGATATGGGTTTATCGAGTTTCATAAAGGTATATTGAGATATAAAACTGACACTTAACCTATAAAATAGATGGCTTTCCGATCTTGGCATTGCAAATTTGCGACAATTTAACTTGTACTTGGGTTGAACAAGCAGACTTGCCAACTATATTCTCTGGCGAATTAAGCGAACAACTTCTAACTATGTATATAGCGGGAGTGCATAACACAAATGAACATCGAATCAGAACCGCGCCGTTTCGTAACGGCGCGGTTTATTATAAGGAGGGATTTGCTTGTCTGATTTATATAACACAAGGATCAAATTGAAACGAGATACAGAGGAAAACTGGACTAGTAAGAATCCGATTCTTTTAGACGGAGAAATGATTATTGTTAAAACCAATGATGGTAAAATAAGAAAAAAAATCGGAGACGGTGTAAAAAAGTTCTCTGAGTTGCCGTATGATGAGATTACAATTGATAGTGCAATTTCAACGACGTCTACTAATCCGGTTCAAAACAAAGTTATCACGTTGGCGCTGGACGGCAAAGCGGGAACAGCAGTGGCGACCACATCAGCCAATGGCCTGATGTCTAATGCGGACAAGGCCAAGCTCGACGGCATCGAGCTTGGGGCCAACAAGACCACCGTGCCCACGGCGCTGAAAAATCCAAACGCACTGACGATCGAGATCGGCAACACCACCGTCACCTATGACGGCAGCACGGCGCAGACCGTGACGATCGCCGATGGCACGGAGGTGAGCTACTGA